GATATATTAATTTTACTCACATGCATATATATTATATATATATGTTTTCCTTTTAATAATAAAAAAAATATTCAATTTGAAAAAGAAGATTTTTTAATTATTATTGTTATATGTATAATGTTATTACATACAATTAATTTTAAAGAATTATTAAATAGTTTTAAATATTTAGGAAAATATAAAATATAATGAGATTTAGTTAAAATCGGCGTTTTAAACGTTCAAAGGTGTAAGAATGTATAAATATATCTTACAGTATCTTCATTCAATGTATTTCTTAATGCAAATACATTGAACCCCCAAGACCGACAACGAATATAGGCACGTATCCAATTCATTTTATACTTTTTATTACCAACGTAATTGACATGATTTTTATAACACATCACTTTTAATTCATTCAACGTATAATTGAAATATACATCTGGAATATTTTTTTGGTCGTCTTCTTTTATCAAGCGGAGGGTACATTCACTTAAAATACATAATAAACTTTTTGGTATAGTTTCTATAACATTTTTGCGGGTCTCACTAGAATACATCCGCATATATTTATCCGCAATAAGATACTCTTGATAAAGGTATAATTCATGACGCGTTAAATAGGCAGTACTGAAATATCCAAATCGCTTGACGATTAATTCTTTTAATGCATGAAACATTTTCCAAGTCATGATAACGGTAATTGTACTTCATGTTTAAATGGATAGATGTATTTCAATTTTATATTAAAATGCTAAAACCAAGGCTTTAGTAACAATTGTTTATCACTAGGATTAGACAAAATGGGAGGTTCCATTGGTTCATACATATTACTTGCGTCATGTTGATATTTCATATAACCTTCTGCTTCCCCGTACACTTGACCGACGGCATAATCTAATACCAATTGATTTAAGTCTGCGATTTGTTCTTTAATATGAGTCGGTTGATTTTTTGAATTTTGTAAAAATACACTCCGCATAACGACTTTAAGTTCATCCTCATTTTGTTCTCCTATTAAATATACACCGTTGGAACGTTTATATACACCGGCTCTAATCCCATTTTGTAGTGTTTGAATATTTTGTTTTGAAAAATATGCATTGGATAAAACAGTATCGTACCAATTTCCAGTCATGGCCTCCCTGAAACCATTTCCACTTTGAACGGGTAACTTATCTTGCATTGAAAATAAGACATTGGTATTTGGAGACATGATATCAATCCTTCCATTGGATACATTCGTTGTCATGATATATTAAACGGATAAAAAAATTATCAATACATAGGTTATAGATGACCTTTCAAACGACTACCATGATTATAGCAATTGTCGTTTTAATTATATCTCTTATTATCATTGGTTATATGTTGAATAAAACCAAATACAACTCACAATACCCTCCAGTCATTTCAGAATGTCCTGATTATTGGTTGGATCGTTCGGATGGAGATGGTTCAAACTGCATCAATTCACAAGGATTAGGTCGTACGAATTGTGCAAAAACAATGGATTTTTCTGGCGCCTATTGGACCGGACAAGATGGTTTATGTAATAAAAACAAATGGGCAAAAACCTGTAATTTAACATGGGACGGTGTAACCAACAATTTAAACGCATGTGATACAACTTCGTAATTGAAATAAAGACTATAAACTAGATAAACGTATGGATACATCTCATTTAAATCATATTTTAAAACGGCAATCTTGTGTGAATACCTTGGTTCAATTTCTTGCACGATTTAAAGAAACCGATAATTCATTTAAACGTGGTGCCTATGTATACGGAGAACCAGGTATAGGTAAAACATGCTTTGTTGAAAATATACTTAAAGAATTAAATTACGATGTGATAAAATATGATTCTAGTGATATTAGGAATAATATAGTCATTGAAAATATTGCGTCCAATAACATGTCCAATCATAACATTCTGAGTTTATTTCAAAACAACCGCAAACCGATTGCTATTATTATGGATGAAATTGATGGTATGAACAATGGAGATAAAGGAGGTTTATCTGCGTTAATTAAACTCATTCGCAAAAAAAAAACAAAAAGGCAACAAAATGAATTAATTAGTTGTATTCCAATCATTTGTATTAATAATCATCACCAAGATAAAAAAATCAAAGAACTTATGAAAGCATGTGTCCTCGTAGAATTACAAACTCCTACAATTTCTCAAATACAATCTTTAATTATAAAATATATGGTGAATATAGACAAAAACATTCTTCCTGATATAACCCTTTATATTGGTAATGACTTACGTAAATATAATTCAGTATATGAATTATATATAAGAGGATATAAAGATATATTTAACCGCGATAAACTGCATTCTATTTTTAAATCTAAAACCAAATTATGGAATACTAAAGAAATCACAAGTCGTTTATTCAAGGCACCTTGGTCCTTTCAAGAACACATGACTACTATCAATGAAACCGACCGAACTATTTTAGGGATGTTATGGCATGAAAATATAATAGATTTAATTTCTCAACACCCCCCCGAAATATCATACCCCTTATATTGTTCTGTTCTAGATCATTTTTGTTTTGCGGATTATACCGACCGTATTATTTTTCAAAACCAGATTTGGCAATTAAATGAAATGAATTCTATTGTAAAATTATTCAATACAAATAAATTATATCATACGCATTGTTCTTCCGTGCAACCACACGACATTCGTTTTACAAAAGTGCTTACTAAATATAGCACAGAATACAATAATTATAATTTTATTCAATACATTTGTCATGCCATCGGTTGTGATAAAAAAGATGTATTTGCGTTATTTACACGCATTCGTACGCAGTATACAGATGAACAAATATACCATATGTTTGAACCTTATGACATTACAAAATTAGACATTAAACGATTATATAAATACTTGAATCATATACAGTGCATTCCAAATGTATAGCATTAATGTTTACGCGTTTTACGCATCAACACAAATTTACCTTTTTGGGGTTTATATCCGGCCTTTTCTAAACGACGCGATTTACGTGCTTCGTCTGACCTTTTTTTTGAAACGATTCTACCCGTTTTATTATTTACACGAATATCACGTTTGATTAATCCGCCACTCGTTTTATAGGCGGTACCATGTAATACTTTTGCGCGGGTTCCAATCAAGTCTTCAAACGCGATGCCACCAATATGATACATACCGTCTGGTTGTCGGTCAATTCTTTTTCGCATTATATATACGAAAGAAATTAAATATAAGAGAACATATTTTCTCATTGATGTATAATGGCTACCTTTACGCCAGTTGGAAGAAACAATGGCTATACTTATTACAGAGGAGGTTCGCCGTTTAAACCGGATACAATGACCCAAGGAAGTATACTTCCAAAATCAAATCATTCCTATACCTATAAGCATTCCTATAATGACGCAAGTACGGTTATAGAACGAAAAAAACGTATCGCCATGGACAAAAATAGAACAAGGGTTGGGGTATTTCAGGGTATACCCTCTTCTTATTCCTCTGCGAATAAAAACACGGTTAAACATGCACTTCGTATGTTGCGCGGAGGTGGCACAGTGTCTCCTGCTAAAAAAGGATACTATAAATCAGGTACAGAAGTATTCACTCCGATAAGCAATGAGGATTTTAATCTTGCGATCGAATACTATTTCACTCCAACTTCGACCCAAGCACAAGCACTTAGTAAAAAGGGATATACCATTGATTCCATTGGACGGTATGAAACACCTACGCAAAACGCAATATCTAGTTGGAATACAAGTAAGGTAACCTCTATGGCTTCTACATTTTTAAATAAATCTACGTTTAATATAGATATAAGTCAATGGGATACTGGTTTGGTAACCACTATGCAACAAATGTTTTCTGGTGCCTCTGCTTTCAATCAAAATATAAGTAAATTGGATGTAGATAATGTTACCAATATGTTCGCAATGTTTAATAGTGCCACTCTTTTCGATCAAGATATAAGTAAATGGGATGTAGATAATGTTACCAATATGTCCGCAATGTTTCAGGGTGCCACTCTTTTCAATAAAAATATTACGGTATGGGAGGTAGTGAATGGAACCGTTAAAAAAAATATGTTTTTGGATGCAACTGAAATGAAGAATGAATACGCTTCTAATCCTAACTTTAATTATCCTACACCAAATATTAAGTTTTTCAATCTTTTCAATCAACGAAATTTTGTCTTTTAGGTATTAGCTACATATGTTAAAAATCATAGTAAGGATTATCCGTAATGGTCATGCCACAATATCGTTTAGGTTCTTTTTTATAATCCTTTGGTTTATAAATATTTATTTTTTCAGCTTCTTGTAATAAAAACTTGAAATTATTCCAAAATTCATCAGTGTGACCAATACTAACGGAGGCAACATGAGCAAGTTCGTGTATGGCAACAAACATTAATGTATTATTGTCTATTAAATCATCATTATCGTATTTATATTCATTTAAACAAATGGCAATTTTTTCGCCTTTATTCTCACTATAGGCAGTATGTTCGCTTGTAGGCAAGGTTTCTTGTATTTTAACCGGATTAAACCCTTTTTTTAATCGTTGTATATTTTCACGGTCGGGATATTTTTCATAACACGTATTTACAATTGTAATCATATTTTGTGTAGTAATTGCCAATTTATCAGCGGCCAATGAAAGTTTATGACGGTCTCTTACACAATAGGTTTTATTATCGACCTCTGATATGATACATTTTAAATTAAAGTAATCGGATTCTGAATATATCTTAAGCAATGAAATAAGTATCATTCCTATAATCAAATAATTAAGATATTTCATATATAAACGTGATATTTTTTAATTACTGTGCGCCACAACCAAGTTCTAATGGAGTTCGCATAAGGTCAGGTTCAATGGTAGAGTTCATCCATGGACTTACTTTACTGGTTGGATTGGGAGGTTCAGACCGGACTTGTAAATTGGAGTTTCTTAACGAAGAACCTATGGTATCAATACCATTATGATATCCTGCTTGTAACAAAGATATATTTTCTAAAGGTCCACCTCCTTGCGGATTTAATTGTTGGAATTGAGTATTATTGTCTTTAGGAAGAAGTTGGTCTGCATTCAATAAAGGTTGGGAGTTACAACTAGAAGGTAATCCTTTGGTAGTTCCTTGTATTCCGTCCACGGTTTGATATTGTTCATTTTCTCCCCTGGGTGCTGATGGTTGAGCCACATTTGAACCTCCTCCCGAAGCGCCTTGAATAGAAGTTGTTCTTATACCAGACGACATGCCTGATTTAGTATTTAAAACGGACTTGATAAGAAACCCAATCACTATAATCGCAAGTAACCCAAACACATACATTAAATTCACTTTTTTTGCAATAGCTACCATATTATAAGGATACGAGAAAAAAATATATAACAATTACATTAATCTTCATAGTCGGATAATTCTATATCTTCCAATTCATAGGATGTCTTAATCTGGATTGCGTTCATGTGTGCGTCCATTGCTTCTTTTTTTAATTTACGTGCAACTATAAGTGCTTTTTTATACCGTTCATAATATACATCCGTTGATTTCTTTAATACCAAAACATTCGGGTCGGAAATAGAAAGGGATACTTCATTTAATATATTTTGGTCATCTTCTACAGAAATGTCTTCACTAAATGTTTCATCTATACTATCCGATAGTGTAGGGTCATTCGTGTCTATTAAAAACACGATATCCTTAGAAACTGGTTCATAAACCATCATTTGGATTACCTTAATATTTACGGTAAAACTTGTAGGCGTTATGGTAACTCCTTCGAGTAACAATAAGGGAATAAAGGAATGTTCACTAGTAAAGGTACGATAATCTTGAATTATATTCTTATGTTCATCGTATATTACACAGGATAAATCACCAGTATGCGTCATGTCCAACGAAACTCGTATAAGAGTTTCGTTATCGGTAGAAGGACGTGTCAACGGTGTCATCATCCTCATTAAATCGGTTTGAGAGAGTTCTTTAGAGAAAAAATTTATATTTTGCGCATGGATTAACTCAATACATCTAGATTGGAGAAGGTCCATCCAAGGTTGGATAGTCATCATGTTCGTTGTATCGTATTTTAAATCTAAAAAATGTTTTTGTTTTATAATACGAATGCCTTGGGTGCTAAATGCGACTGGAAATTGTACGTATACCGGCGCGTGGTTAACCTGTAATTTGAATAGATACCGTTCGTTGTGTAAATAAGGAGTATTTAACTTTAGTGCATGGAATGGAAATGCCGAATTTATTTTATATGTAGCCATTTAATGGTTCATCCTATAAAAATAATTAAAGTATTACATAAATATTTGTTTAGATTTATAAGGTATGGAAAATAGATTTACAAAGTCATGTATAGATGTACTGAAACGAGAGGATGTTCGTGCAGAATTAAAAAACGTAATGAAACCATTGATAGATATAATCTTGATAGACATCTATCCATATATTTATATTTCTCTTATAGTTGTAGTGATAAGTTTTATTTTACATTTAGGAATATTTATATTATTGTTGCGTAAAAATTAAACTCTTCTAAATTTATTATCTTTATATAGTATATAGTATGGCTTCGTATTTGACGGATTTAAGTAATAAAATGGGGTTATCTAGCACTCCATCTACTACAGGAGGTAAACGTCGTAAACGACGTAAAGGAGGGACATCCTTCGGAAATATGATGGGTTTGATGGGTGGTAAAAAACGAAGAAAAACGAAACGTAAGAGAGGAGGCAGCTTGGACGTGTTAGCCCAAGCGTCCGTTCCTTTTGGATTGACTGGTTTGCAACGAATGGTCGGTAAAAGTATGTCTAGAAATCAATCTAAACGTCGTAATCGCTCGTTTGGACGAAGTTAAATCCTATTCTTTAGACCTTTTTATATTTATTTAAAATAAATATAAATGTGTATACTTATAATCCTACAATGCCACATAATGCGGTTGCGAACAAAAAAACAGAATAAAATAACCTCGTTTTTTGATACGGTTCAATCCAAACAAACCGATGACGCTGTTGTTTTTATTCCGGATTATTATGTTTATACCGACGGCGCTTGTTCTAGGAATGGAAAAGACGATGCCGTTGCAGGAATAGGTATTTTTTTCGGTATAAACGATCCTCGTAATGTTTCAAAAAATATAAAAGGAAAACAAACAAACAATATAGCAGAATTGACTGCTATTATTGAAGTTTATTCTATTATAGAAAATGATATTATACATGGTAAAAAAATAGAAATTGTAAGCGATTCCGAATATGCCTTAAGGTGTGTTTCTTCTTATGGTGAAAAATGCCATAAGAAATATTGGAATGTAGATATACCAAATAAAGAGTTGGTTAAAACCGCATATGAATTGTATAAGGGTAAATTAAATATCCAATTTAGACATATAAAAGCACATACCAATCATACAGATATTCATTCGGTTGGCAATCACAATGCAGATAAATTAGCAAATTTAGCCGTTGGTTTAGAACATTGTACATCGGTTAAAACAAAAATCTATGTAAGAGTTCCTTTTGTTCAAAAGGAGGAAATAAAAGGTTTAGGAGGTAGTTGGGATAGTTATAATAAAAAATGGTTTGTATATGAGAATCACAAAAATATAGACAAAATATTAACCCTTTTTTCAAAAGAATACCTTAATCAATATCAGTGATGGACGTATCTTCGGTTTCTTCAGGAATAACGGAAGGCATTGTATTGTTTATCCGTGACTGTAGTTGTGTTTGTCTCTCTTTATAGACCGAGGCATTCTCTTCTGGATGCGTGTTCAACCATTCCATATGTTCTTGTATTATAGCCATGTCTTTCTCTTTGTTTGGTGTAGAAGAAGATTCAATGGATGTTTTTAATTGAAACAAAGATTGTTCATAGTCATGTTTTGAATTTAAATTAAATTTAAATTCTGAATCTTCCGATTTATATTTCTCAGCCTCTTGAACCATTCTCTCAATATCGTCATCGGTCAAACGTCCCTTGTCGTTTTTGATTTCAATTTGCATTTCTTTTCCAGTCGTGGTCTCTTTGGCGCTTACCTTAAGAATTCCGTTTGCGTCCACTTCAAAGGATACTTCTATTTGTGGTTGCCCTCTAGGCATGGGTGGAATACCTTCCAATACAAATTCACCTAATTTATTATTATCTTTTGTTTTAGCACGTTCTCCTTCAAATACTTGAATATTTACACCAGGTTGATTGTCTTGATACGTTGAGAACACTTGTGTTTTTTTAACCGGTACAGTTGTATTACGATGAATTATATTGGTCATGACGCCGCCCGAAGTTTCTAATCCTAACGACAATGGTGTAACATCAATCAATAATAAATCTTTCAATGCTTCCGAGTTTTGATGTCCGCTTAAGATTGCCGCTTGAACGGTCGCTCCATAAGCAACGGCCTCGTCTGGATTTATACTACGACATAATTCCTTTCCACCAAAAAAGTCCGACAATAATTGTTGAACTTTTGGAATACGAGTTGAACCACCTACCAATACTACTTCGTGTATTTGAGATTTAGACAATTTACTATCACGAATGACCTTTTCAACCGGTTCCATACATTTACGGAAATAATCCATATTCATATCTTCAAATTTCGCACGACTAATGGTTGTAGTGTAATCCAATCCATCTATCAACGAATCTATTTCAATCGTCGCAATTACCGAAGAAGACAAAGTACGTTTCGCTCGTTCACACGCGGTTCTAAGACGTCGTAATGCGCGCGGATGGTTGGTTAGTTCCTTTTTGTAAGTACGTTTTATATCTTGAAGACAGAAATCAACCATACGGTTATCAAAATCTTCACCCCCTAAATGAGTATCTCCTGCAGTGGCCTTTACCTCAAACATACCTTCATCTATAGATAATACACTCACGTCAAATGTACCACCTCCTAAATCAAAAATCAATACATTTTGTTCTTCTTTTTTATCCAATCCATAGGCCAATGCCGCCGCAGTGGGTTCGTTGATAATACGAAGCACGTTTAATCCCGCAATCATACCGGCATCTTTCGTGGATTGTCTTTGACTATCCGTAAAATAAGCGGGTACGGTTATAACCGCGTGTTTGACTTCTTTTCCTAGATATGCTTCTGCGATTTCTTTCATTTTAATTAAAATCATAGAAGAAATCTCTTCGGGTGAAAATACTTTGACTTCATGTTTATACGTCACTTGTATGGTAGGTTGATTGGTTTTACCAGGTACAACTTGAAACGGCCAATGTTTCATATCTTGTAGTACGCTCGTATCATTCATAGTGCGTCCAATCAATCGTTTTGCATCAAAAATGGTATTGGTTGGATTCATAGAGACTTGATTTTTAGCAGCATCTCCAACAAGACGTTCCGTTTCAGTAAACGCAACATAAGACGGCGTTGTGCGATTCCCTTGGTCGTTTGCAATAATTTCCACTCTATCGTTTTGCCATACGCCTACACACGAGTAAGTTGTTCCTAAATCAATTCCAATTGTTTCACCTTCCATATGCATAAAAAATAGATTGTATTTAAACTCATATATAACATAATCATATTTCCAACTAGGGTTCACTTACCTCAATTAAATCTTTTTCATCGTATATAATTTTTACATCACACCACCCACCTGGGCGATATCTGCCATATCGTCTATCCATATACTCGTGAAGTTCTTTGCCATGAGGGGTAGCTCCATTCCCATAATTAATTTTATACCATTCACGAAACGTTTCATTTAATTCTTGTTTTTGTATTCTATTACCATTACTTCTGGTAATTTTGTCTTTTGCAAATTCGGCCAAATAATCTTGTCCTTCACGATATTCATTGCTACTGGTCATTACAATGGCACAATCTTGTACGTTGCCTTTGGTACGAAAGGCAATGTCTACAAGCAACGTTGCAAATATAGGGGCCCATGTATCAAAACATTCATTTAACTTTTTATCTAATTTGAATTGAAACGGGTATTGCTCTTTTGGAAAGTGCAATTCATCTTTATAAGGTGTATCCAAAAACTTGGATTTAAAATCACATACGCGTATTCTGCGCCATGTACCATCATCGTTGCTTTTAATATCAAATAACACATTGGTGGTGACCACTAATTTAAATTGAGGAATAAAGGTAACAACGTCTTTAAACAATGCTCTACCTTGAATAGGGTCACCACCAGTAAGCTCTTTCATGACGCCTTCATTAATACGATCGCCTTTGGAAGGTTCTTGCATGACTGCATATCGTTTTCCTCTTAGCGCAACTACTTCGGAGGATGTACTTCCAATACTTGTACGTTTTTGAGTAATCAATGTATGTGGAACCGTTCCTTTATAATCGCCTAATACTTTGGACATTAAATCTACAAGACACGATTTGCCGTTTCGTCCTGACCCTGTATATATGTTAAACGTTTGATTATCCAACGTTCCAATCAAGGTAGAGGCAAGATGCTCCCACATGTAACATTTCAGTTCATGGTTTGGAAATAGTTCTTCCATAAACGTATGAATTCTAGATACAATGCTTTGGTCGGTCTCTTTCATGGTAATATAATCTATATTGGTACAATATGAAATATAATCGTCTGGTTGTCCACGACGAAACCGATTTTCTTTGAAATCAATGACCCCATTGTTGAAACATAGTAAATATGGGTTTGTATCCAATTTATTTAAGAAATATTTATCATAAAATTTTTCACACGCCTCCCTCATAATGTTATCTTTTGATTTGGTTTTCTTTAACATCATGGCAATTTCTGTTAATTTATAAGTTTTTTTACGCGCCGAGTCATAACCACTATCATTTTGTTCCATCGTTTGTATCTTATTGGTCATTTCCATGATACGAATCACATATTCTTGATACATTTCTTTGGATATACCTATACGAAGTGTACTTCCAGAATCAATCTCAACCCATCTATGATTTACGTATTCATACCATCGTTTATGTTTAATGCTTTCACATACATATTTATCCTTAAAGATGTTATATAACACATTTGCCAAATCAACCTCTGTTGCTAGTTCTTTTCCAATCGTTCCAGCATTGTCCGATGAGGTTGGAATACCATACACCGTCCTATCAATATAATAATCTAAAGTTGATTTTACAATATCTTTATATTTTGGATAAGCATCTTGCTTACACCAATACATGATGGACCGGTGGGACAATCCATCTGTTCCGGCACAATCAAATCCCGTCCATAAATTATACATGTCTTCTACCGAACGCGTCCAATCAAATTTACCTCCAAACGATAAGGTATGCCTACATTCTGGCTGACAAGACATTTTTAACCATGACAGGAATAAATTAGGGTGCGTGTTTGCGAGCGCCCATCCTACACGTATCCATTTATCATAACTTCCTGAACCATAATAAGTTATAGGCAAGGCCATGGTATATTCATGAGTTTCTCGTAGTTTATAATCGGACCGACTTGTTTCTAATACATATTCTAAAATAGCGTCCAATGTTTTTTCATCTTTAATCATATAAAATTGCCCGGTATGTAGGATATTTTTTACAGTCACGTCTATTTTTGAGACGACCTTGCGTATCGTACGATGTATTAAATTGGATTTAGTCTTTTCAAATAATTCCATAACCCCATCTTTTACAACTGCACCTGGATTCTCCTTATAACGGGCACACATCTGTTTGATGTATTTACGCGTATCAAAATCGGTATGCAAGGTTGGATTGCTCCATTCGTTATCTTTATAAGTAGAGGTATAATGGTTACTAATCAAATAAGATTCTTTACCAGGTTTTCTTGATCCATACATTTGCCAGTTCACGTGTCCTTTTGTAACTCCTTCATCTATCACCTGTTCCCAAGTATTTACAATGGGCAAATCATCCCACACGTTTGAAATTTCTTTTACAACGTCTTCCCGTATCATGACTTGAACCGCCTTATGTACTTGTAACCCGAAAATGATATGAATACCGTCCTTTGTTTTATCCGCAAGTTTGGTAACATTTTTTTTTTCCAATACGAATATATTTATAACGGTATCCTTGACGGCAGTTACATATTTATTTATTTTATCTAAATAGATTGCAATTAAATCCATGATATAATCTTCATTATGTAGTCGTTGGGTAACAGAGGGATGATAATGAAGATCAATATCCACGAGTAGTGATCCATTCTCTACTAATTGTTTCTCCGTCATATATTCGTGTTTTCCATCTACAAATACCTTTTTGAAATATTCGTCTAAAAAGGTATCATAATATTTGTCATCTATGGAATAGGACCCTCCGTAAATTTTCAGCGTCTCATCCCCAATTCTAGTATGAGTAAACGGACACTCCTTACTAGTAGGATGCGATTTAAGAAATGTATCCAAAGTAGACAACTGTTTGGATGTCATGGTTATTGTATACTATTGTGTCTATATATTTATCTCAATTTTTACGATAATACATTAAAAAACGTAGTTTTAATATAAACATAAGATTACATAATTTATAATGACGACTATCGTAACAAAAGATACGGCCAAACGAATTGTAAAGGATATACAACAAATAAAACGTGACCCAATTGATGGAATATATTATATGCATGACGATACCTCAATACTAAAAGGGTATGCCTTGATAATTGGACCCGAACATACTCCGTATGAAGGCGGTTATTATTTATTTAAAATTGATTTTTCATATGATTATCCACATTCTCCGCCAGTATTTACATTTTGCACCAACGATGGATTTACACGAATGCATCCAAACATGTATAAAAATGGAAAGGTATGCCTCTCTATACTCAACACATGGAATGGAGAACCGTGGACCGCTTGTCAAACCCTTTCAAGTATCCTTGTCACGTTACGTAGTATTTTAACCGAGGACCCTCTCTCCCATGAACCTGGTATACGTAAATTACACGAGGAAAAAGAATTATATACATTTATCATTGAATATAAAAATATATCACTTTCAATGTTGGACGTGATAACTCAAGAAACTTATCTTAAAGAGTTTAATCCGTTGATTCAGATTGCAAGACAAGACTTTATAAATCATTTTAATACTAAATTGAAGATTCTTAACAAAAATTCAAAAAAATTACGTGAAACTATATCCATTTCAGAGCCTGTTATATGTACATGCATATACAAATTAACGTGTAAAATCAGTTATGATGCACTTGAACAAAAAATGCATCAAACCTATGACACTTTAACAAAGAAAAATTGAAAGGATATTAAGAATAACATCTATAGTACTACTATAATGAACTTTTGTGTCAAATGCGACAATTTGTATTATCTTAAACTTAAAGACGACTTGCAAAATAATTTAATTTATTATTGCAGACATTGTGGGCATGAAACAAATGAGTTTGATGCTAAAAATGTATGTATTTTGAACACACAAATCAAACGTATGGATGAAAAATATACTCATGTAGTAAATGAGTATACTAAATTTGACCCCACATTACCCCATATCAAAACAATTAAATGTCCTAATCAAACGTGTAAAGGTTCAACTCGTCAAAGTGATATTATTTATTTACGATATGATCATGTAAATATAAAATATGTATATATGTGCGCCCATTGTGATACAACCTGGAAAACCAACGACCAATAAATAAAAAATTGATATAAACTTATTATCTTATATTATAATTATAAGATGAGTGAAAGTGAAGAAGAAGATATCCCGACGGAAGATAGCGATGACCAACTAGAAGAAGAGGATCCTTCCGTAGAATTAAGTGCAACGAACGATTCCGTTGCAGGTTTTCCAGATTCATCCGAGGAAACGTCGGACAGTGAAGAAGAAACCCTTCAAAAATTTGATAGAGAGGTCATTAAAGATTACATCGGTTTATATCATCCAGAAACCAAAATGCATAACGATGAAGAAATTCGCGCATTGTCTGTGATAACCCGAAATCAGTATGGAGATGTTATAGACCCTCTTCATAATACTATATCTATCCTTACTAAATTTGAAAAGACTAAAATATTAGGGGTTCGTTCCAAACAATTGGACGAAGGAGCTGAACCGTTCATTCAAGTACCTCCTAATGTCATTTCAAGTTATACCATCGCTTTGATGGAATTAAACGAAAAAAAGATTCCATTCATACTACGTAGGCCTATACCCAACGGTGGTAGCGAATATTGGAAAATCACAGACTTGGAAATCCTTTAAACCAATTATACTTTATTGCATGCAAAATACGGTTTATAGGGTATAGGATTCGCTAACATAGACTCTGTACTGGATAACGAGGAACCATCCATACCATAACCAAATGCAATGGGTGTATTACCTCCTGCAAAATATTGCTTTTTATTTTTTTTCATTTTATGGATTTTTTTGCGACTTTTGGATTTATTGGGTTTATATCGTCGTGACCGAAATGATTTGCGACGCTTAATTTTTTTAGCACCGGCTATATACATGTTTGTAGATGGTAATAGGTTTGGTGATTGACTATAATTGAGCGAAGTATTCGTAGTTAACTTACCTGCACTATACATACCAGTCACCATGTGTGGATTAGAATATACCATTGGATTAATCATATATTATAATGCTATATTTTTTCTAGGCGTTGTATCTCTTGTATGTTTGTAAGCGGGAGGGTACCTTTATATTTTCGTAACGGTTTCCATCGTTTAAATTTTCGGTCGTATATACATTCCATTACAATGGATGTAGTCAAAGGTATAGGATCTACGCATTCTTCATCGCTTTCTTCAATTAAATCCAAATTATTATTTTCTTTTACATTACGAAAGAAACCGTTCATCATGACACTTGTCTTGTAATCTGGTATTAATGCGATACCATATATATTTTCCAATGTATGTAAATAATAGATATCACATTGGATATCTGGTTTAATCCTAAATCGTACCGATTTACTATATATATATTTACCCTTAACCTTTATATCTTTTCCATCCATCAATGTAATGCAATATATAGGATAAGGTAAACGGTCTGAAACCGTCAAAGCTTCTTCATACGAAGGCAATACTATCGCACTGGCCACAATCAATTGCGAGGTAACATAACAATTTGCACGTGTATGATTTGCCAACAAGCATGTAATGTATTTGAATTTGTCTATAAACGTCTTGTCTGAAATAGTCCATCCTTTAAATACATGTATATCCATAATCGTAAACACTTGTAGGTTATTATAATGCAAGAATACTCCACTTAATAAAGTACCTTGTCCATAACATAATTCTGAATTAAACGAAGTGATTACCTTCTCAATCTTATGTATACTTTTATTATTTTGTGCTAGATATAATAGATAACACACATTCATTCCTTTACAATAAGTATACCACAATAGACAAGGAATTCCTTTTGGAACGACCTGATACATATCTGCGGTGTATGGTTTATCTAGTACATGTCCATAGGATACATTAACGCGCGGTAATCTGTCATTTAAAGTATCTATGGACATTTACGATGATATATATATATATTTCTCTTTAACCTTCAAACATTCATGTATTTTTTTTGATTTGATTTAAAAAATTACGTAGTTCAGTTTGCATACTGTCTGGTTGTAAAGGTTCAACGTTGGGTTTTGGTAAGGACATGATATCATTATATCGTTTCGTAGGTTTATATACCAAATCCCTTGTTTTTGGAACGGTCAAAATATCTATACAATACACATATAGTTGGTGCATGATCACAATTAAAAATATAGAAAGAATACTATTCCATAATATAATTCCAATCATTATATTATATATCAGTTAATAACGAGAGTAATGAAACGTAATTGTCGTTAGTTTCATTCGTTTCTATATAATAATCTATTAATTCCTCTTCCCCGTATATCATGACGATTATAAATGATTTATACTGATTTGAAATATACTTTTTGATTGTACTATGTTGTACGATATAATCATGTGGCAATTGTGAATATACTGGTGTATTTTTTATAGTAGACCCTGTGATAACGAGTTTTATATTTTGTAGATATTGTACGTTCTCAAGTTCTAGTTGCAACTTACAAATCCTATCGTTGGATAAGGTGTATATACCATCCTGACTATACAATTTGGTGTCGTATGTGGTTGAGGATAAATGGAAATGAGATTGTTTCAATATATCCTTGATTTTTGTTTGAGAAATATCTGGATATATATATATTGACATAATTATTATATTTATAACCTATTTAAACCATTTAGAATATATTGTGTTAGTATGTCTGTTACCATAATCGTCATTGATAAAAATGGTATTATGAAACAACAAAATGTTAAACATCTTACACAAGATACAATTTATAAAAAATGTGGATTTCGTAATTCAAACGGTTTTCGTCGCAGACATGTATGGTATATCCATACGATGGATGTAGATACCGTAGAATTATGGTCGTGTGATACGGTTAAATCCGGACAAGACAATAAATATGAACTACCTGCTCCTCTAGAAACTAAAGTATATTATGGTTCAATGTCGTTGGTTTCAGTACAAAGTGATGGTACATTTAGAAATTTATCCTTGAATACGTGGACACAAATTTACGAGAATTTATTAGAGGATGGTTCAAATCATGAGGATTCACAAGACAACGTATCGGTTACATTTCCAGATACACCTCTTTCAATCCATTATGAGGAAGATGAAAACGAAGAGTTGGAAGAGAATGAATATACCCAAGAAGAAAATCCAACGATACCCGAAGAGGATTTAAATGAGGAAGAATATCCTGAATTTATGGAAGCACTCCATGGAGATGGGTCGGAACTTCAAGAAGAAGAATACGATGAATATTGAAGAAATTGAAACTATATAAAGTAAACACGCATTATGCTATAAGATGATACACATTAAAGACCCTACAGAATTTCGTATTAAAATCCAAAAAGTGATTGCTTCGTTAATGACAACAACGATCTATAGCGTAAATATTGAAAAGGGTATTTTAAATTACACGATACGTGTATGCAGTGAAAATTACATTGTAAAAAAATGGGAAAATTCGTATTTTGTTCAAATCTATATTGACCGGTTTAGAACCATCTATAGAAACCTTCAAAATACGTCGTTTCGTGAACGCGTTGAAACGGGTGAATATACCCCCATGCAAATTAGTCATATGACCCATCAAGAGTTTTTACCTGAAAAATGGAAACAATTGATTGAATTTAAAAAAATAAAAGATGAAACTTTATATGCCCCTCATAATGGTAATACAGACATGTTTGTATGTCGTAAATGTAAATCCAATAATTGTAGTTATTATCAACTACAGACGCGTTCGGCAGATGAACCCATGACTACATTTGTGACTTGTGTAAGTTGTGGAAACCGTTGGAAATGTTAAATGGATATCATACATTTCGTGGATTTCGTCACAGACTGGGTATCCCATGTATCTGTAAAATAGCGTGTATTATCACTTACCTTTACTGTATATTTATTTTTTTTATAGTAAGCCAATCTTTTTTTATATTGACGTTTAAATACATCGTGGGTATCTAATATATCCACTATCAATGGACGATTATGTTTCACACGTAATATACGTCCAACGGCTTGTGTAATATCCGTACGTGGCGTCGCAAATAACAACGTCGTCAAGGTTTTGATATCCAACCCTTCCGAGGCCATTGCATACGTCGCAATCACGATTTGTTTGGTTTCGCTCTCTTTTAATTGGGTCTCTTTCATGCCACCTATATAATATCCAACGCTTCCTAGGTTACGATGTACGATCGCATCGTATAGATACGTTAAAATACTTTTGTTTTGTGCAAGAATCATGATTTGTTGTTCTTTCGTATCCGTTAATTCATGTTGTAACACCTGTAATATAAACTCACTTCTTTCATTATAAACGCATATTTTTGTAATCATCGTACTATATTGAGGGTTACCTCTATGGTCATATATAGTTTCTTTAAATTCATCGTCTTTGGAATCATACAGTATAGTCTTTACTAAAACGGTATCATCCGTCATTCGTTTCACGGCATATACCACTTCGCCTAAAAACATTTTGAATACAGGAGTCAATCCATCTTTACGCGTCATAGTTGCGCTAAGTCCAAGTGTATATTTAGTCACAATTCGTGTTAAGGATTGACTAAATACTTCGGATGAGATATGATGACATTCGTCTACAATGGTAAGCCCAAAGGAAGAAAACGTATCTTCGGAATAATGTTTAACCGATAAAGATTGCAACATTCCAATAACAATGTCTTTGTTTTGGATATCTATCTCTTTTCCTTGTATTTTACCGATACGTGCCGACGGTAGAAACTCTTCTATACGTTCTATCCATTGATTTACCAAAAAACTTTTATGTACAATCACCAAGGTCTTTACCTGTAACTGACTACATATATATAAAGCCATGGCTGTTTTTCCCCATCCGCAAGGTACATCTAACAATCCCCCGCCACCCGTTCGGTCATTTACTTTGGATAAAAAGGCATCTACGATGGGTAATTGATTGGTACGAAGACTACCTACAAACTCCAATTGGATGGGATCCCCTTTGGGAATACAGTAGGCATCTGGTTCTCCAAAATATTGAATCCCAAAGTATCTTGGTAAATAATATTTACGTTGACTTTCTAAATAGATTCTATATTTTTCAGGTTGAACTGGTGACTTTGGAATATAAGGGGAAACGGTTAAATGATCCTTTATAAGTTTATACTCTTTGGGAGTTAATCCATCTTTATAGATCGTATATCCCATCTTGCCCAAATATTTGGAGGGTAGATCTGAAACGGACATTTTAACACAATGCTATAAAATGTGGATCAAAATCAATTTTTATATTATTACATAATATATGAAGTTAATAAAGTCTATACAAACCTATGAATCCAAGCATTCGGTTGTAATTAGTATAATATGTATTATATATATTTTATTTGACATTTCATTACCTAAACCCGTTGCCTCTTGGATAGATACGTCTATCGGTCAAATTATAGTGTATGTTCTTGCGCTTATAATGTTTCCAGCAGCAGGTATCTTGGCAGGCGTTCTTGCGTTATTAGCAGGATATACCCTACTTCATCGTGCCTCCGTTGCATCTGGAAATGCTTACATGTACCAAGAAAATAAAGCAGAAGAAATTAAAATGCAAATGCTTGACCAATATAAGGACTATCCAAAAACGTTAGAAGAAGACGTGGTTGCTAATATGGCCCCCATCGTACAAACGGGGAATCAAAACTTTACGTTTAAGCCCGTACTGGATGACTTACAAAATGCAGCGCCCGTAGATTATGAAGGGGTCATATAGCATATTATTATAAAATTGAAATACTTATAGCATAATACTTTCGTTATAGACATGAAAGAATGAGTACCTCTAAACCGATTCAACTTGGATTGTGTTGTTTAAACACAACCTTGAGGTCATTCAAACCTCCCATATTTGCATCAAGAAAAATGATTATGCGTTCCATTGAGGAAAAAGGTATAGATGTATTAAAAGATAAAATCATTCAAAATTTAAAAGATGTACTTACCATGATGGATTGGAACGAACAAAACGGAATCAAAGTGTTTCGGTTGAGTAGTGATTTGTTTCCACACAAGTCCAATCCAAAAGTATGTAATTATACGTTTGAGTTTGCGCATACGCTATTAAAACAAATTGGCGAAAAGGCACATACCTATCAACAACGTATTACATTTCATCCCGGACAATACAATGTGGTTGGTACTCCAAATCCAGCTATGTTTTTACAGACTTGCGCGGACTTAACGTATCATGCAGAAGTGCTTGAATTATGTGGATTGGACGGATTAAGTCCTGTAATCGTGGTTCATGGTGGAGAAATTAGTAAAGGGAACGAATTGTTCTTGTTAACTCGTCTCGGTTGTGGGTTTAGTGACATAATCCTGTGCATAATAACCTGAATCTACTAATTTTTTTGTATAGGACTGACCTCCCCAGTTTGCGTCCATTGGGTTTGGACTAACGGAGGAAGTATTATGATACATTAAGTCTAAAGGAGTATTCGTACCGATGGTTTGGTCTTGTCCGTCAAACCCTGGGTAACTATTTTTATTATATACACTATCCGAATTGGAACGAGAGGCATCCACTAATTTTGTGAGGGGCGCTGCCCCGATTGGATAATTTGTTAATCCACCTTGAATGTTTGTAGGAGAAGCATGTGGTTTATATACCTTATTCCCTTGTGCGTCGTAAGACTCTTGTACGTACAAGATAGGACAACGTATGCCCTGACTACGTTGCCATTCTATAAATTCAGTATATTCCTCCAAGTTCTCAAAAGTTACCGGATTCACTCCAGGTACATTGGCTAAGTTTGAATTATACAAGTAAAATTTGGTTCCTTTTTGAATCAATAGGTCAGGACAACGCATTGAACCTCGGTTCGTAAAGTTTTCATATCCAGTTACGGTATAATAATATAAACCTAATAACATTACAATTATCGCTAGGAATAGTTTAAATGGTTCAATCATCTGTGATATATAATATTAATATATTATATATGTTTGTTCGGATGAATTCAGAAAATGTGGAAGAAATGAATCGTATTCTTGATACACAAGATGTATTGTTGAGGTATTATTCACCGACCTGTGGGCATTGTATTGCAATGGAAGAATCATGGAATGGATTAAACCAACATCCATCCCTCTCCGGTACGGATATATATGTAGTAGATGCTAATATTGATACATCTAGTATTGTACGCCATAAAAGCGGACAAGACGTTCAAGGTAAAGGCGTTCCTACTATATATTATATTAGTGGGGACTATATGACCCAATATGACGGAGACCGTTCTACCGAAGATATGGTACAATTTATCTTAAATCAATCCAAAGGCAAGTCTAAACGCAAGTCCAAAGGCAAGTCTAAACGCAAGTCCAAACGCAAGTCCAAACGCAAGTCCAAAGGCAAGTCACGACAACGTGGGGGTGGATGGCGGCCACGGGTGATAGGTTTCCCGTTGAGTACATGATAAGGGTTCTGAATTGAATAATATTAAAGAATTAAAATATAATATATATACATGTATACTTTTAACACAACCACGCGTATAGGGGATTCCATGGATGACCTTAGTCAGCAAAATATTCAAGATACAGCCGCAGCAAACTATCGGTTAATGAATTATAAACCACAATGTCCAATGTCCGATGTCATTGACTTTGCAACCGCCCAACCTGCCATTAATTTTACGGGTAGTCACACGGTTGGTATAGGTGGTTGTAATATTGATGAGAATTCAACGTTAACTCTTAGTGATTTGTCACGTAACAAATGTAAAATAAGTTTGCTACAACGTCCATTTATAACGGTACCTTATCTTGGTCGTGGTGTGAACGATGCCATGGCGGAATCACAGTTACAACAAGGTGAATTGGCAAATAATAGAAAGAGTGTGAATCCAAGTTCGGAATTAACACATTCCAATTATACACCGTTGATACCGTCGTTACAAGCCACCATTAACAATCCTGCGAATTTGATTGAAGGCATTGCAGCCGATGGATGGATAAGAGGAGGTATTCCCGTACGACAACTCACACGTGATCAATCCAACAATAGTTAAAGTAATTGTTTAAATAAACGATTGTAATGAAGGATAATGAATAAACTCTACGATGCATCCTTTCTTTGTACGTATAAGCAAGTAGACAGCGATGACTTGTACCGTATTCAATTGTTACAAGCATTCCAAATGATGGAATGGAACGAGGAAGAGGTTGCAAATAAAATAGATACATTATACGATAAAACGGTTTCACACTTTACGAAGATATATGACCGTATGAAACAAGACGATAGTATAGTAAGCCACTTGTTATTGTTTTTAGGGAAAGATCCCAGTTATAAGGATTTATTTAGAACCTTGTTTATGATGGATACCTTTCAAGAAATGCATATTTGTATAGGTGATATTTTGAATCATGGTAGCATACGTACTTTAAATTATAAACGGTTAGAAATGGTGTTGTTTGAATCTCTCAACACCTCGGTGTAAAAGGATATAAATAATCGTTCATAACCAATGGTATGGACTATTTAAAAACACACGGTTATGTGGTCATAGATGACGTATTGTCAAGCGAAGAAGTCCATCATGCCACGAAATTGTTTCGTGTCTGGAAAGAAACGAACTCTATACCTGTAGGTAACCATGGGATTATCAAAACCCACAATGCAGGACATCAAGAACACGCATGGTATATTCGTACGCGTCCGAATGTAATAGATATCTTTCAACACATTTGGAATACAAAGGACTTGATCGTATCCTTTGATGGTATGTGCTACATGTCCCCAACCGATCATTATGAAGACTACTGGATGCATACCGACCAATCCCCACACGATACCTCCTTTCGTTGTTATCAAGGATTCGTTTCATTGACGGACAATGAACATAAAACAATGAAAGTATGCGAGAACACACATTTAATATATGATGCGTACGTACAACAATATAATTTAAAAGGCACCAGCAACTTTAATATCATCCATGAAGAGTATTGTAAACCTCTCATTCAAATCAGTCTTTCTGTAAAAAAAGGGTCGTTGGTAATATGGGACTCTAGATTGTTCCATCAAAACCATTGTGGTGACATTGGAAACACAGAAGAGAGAATCGTACAATACGTTTCATACATGCCAAAAGAACATAAAGATAATACAGAAGACAATCAACACAAACGCAAGAATGCATTTTTAAAGGGTATCACTTCAACCCATTGGTGTGCGCCCTTAAAACACGCGACGAACGATGTAGTCCACCTTCCTTTATTTGACATTCAAAGATATGGTACTTCAATTCATGCTTTGATTTGACGAGGCACACGTACATAAAAACTCTCGTGTAACTGGATTATTCAGAAAATTGAAAGTATTTGTATAAACCGAATTATTATAAAAGAACCATGGTTATAACTCTTCCTCAAGAGATTATGGATGAAATTATGTCGTATGGCGATCCGATTGTAACACGTAAACATCAATCCGTAGTCAATCAAATTCAATATCACCGAAAAATGTTGAAGGTAGATAGCAGGTTAACTTTAATATATATGGGGAGATTGAACGCATACTATGGCATTACATCCAGGGACTTTTATTTATATATTCTTGATAAATCCTATATTAAAAAAAACGTGTATCGTGATACAGGTAAATACTTCAATCACAAATCATTTCAACGCTTACTTTTAACCTATTAATAATTTGTCAAGAATAGCAAGGCGATACATTTTTTTATTGGACATCCTAGTTTCAATGAGAAAATTATCTGTATATATATATATGGAAAAAGAGAAATGTATGATATGTTTGGATTACCTATACAATGGTACAGACGTGTTACAAACCATATGTGAACATAAATTTCATAGTGAATGTTTAATTGGGTATTGTAACAGTGCTAAATCTCCATATCCGTTTCGTAAAAAGGTAATCATACCATGTCCATTATGCAAGACAAAGTTAGATTGTAAAAGTAAAGAAGATATTTTTCCAGACGTCCTAGAGGATGAAAGAGAGGATGAAAGAGTTGCGAGTGAACCTGAAATGAATAGACTTAACATTCAAACCGCGTTAAATAGAATAGACGAAGAAGAATATGAATACATTCACGATATAGATGATATTATTATTCCAAACCTAAATTTAACAAAAGCTGAAAAAGAACAAGTTTTAATAGAAATTGAAAAAAGAAAAAAGAAAGGTGGACGAAAAACGAAACGAAAAACGAAACGAAAAAAACGAAAATCACGAAGGCAAAAGAGAGGTCACTTATTCTAGTATTCAGGATTACGAATTTTATAGGATTTCCCAATCTCATTTTTTAAACAATTGAATTCCAATGTAAAATTAAACGGCAATCTCGCAAAGTTTACAAGCCTACCATCATGGTATCTAAATTTAAATTGAAGTTTAGATATTTTTTCTTCCGGAACATCAAAATAGGTAAAGTTTTGTAAATGTAAATTGGTTGTATCGTACGACGACCTAAACTCATTCACATTTATTTTAGCAAAGGCTGAATTAACATATCCGGCATAGGTATTGTGTTCGTTACTGTTTGTATTAAGAGGATACAATTTAAGTTCATCCATTGAATTATATTTTTCTATTTCCATGTAAAATACAGACTCTTCTTCAATCTCGGGTGCAAACGGAGCAATCGTTAAATAGACATTTCCATTTGTATTCATCAACCATATAGGATTATTTTCTAAATAATTAAAAGAAACACTCTTTTCCAAACGTGTGGATATATAAGTCTCTCGTTCAAACCCAAGATAATATCCCAATCCCCATTTAACGGGTAATTCCCACATATTCGGTTGTTTACATACATCTTTATAACATTCTTTACGATTCAATAATATAAAGGGATGTTTTACGTTTCCAAACATTATGCGTTGTCCAACGAGATCATAGGTTACTTTCATCTCATTGTAAGGTTCTCCTAATTTTTGAGTAATACAATGGTTCATTTTGGTTTGAATTTTGTTTGTTAATTGTGTAATGGTATAGTTACCTGGTTGAATTTCAATGGTGATAATTTCCTCACAACCAAGCGGTTCAATGGAATACGTGTCAACCTTTATCACAAAAGATAATTTTGTATTTTGATACTCTGAACTAAACGTATAAAACTTATCTGGAAAAGAATAGGATACAAGACGCATAGATTGCACGTTTTCCATGATTTGCGGAAGCTTTATATCAAACGAGTTCGCCTCTGGGTATTTAATAATATCTCTGTCTTCGGAATGTATAGTAACAAACTTACGAGAGAGCAAATAATTTTGTTCTCTAGGTATCAATGGATGTGACATGCTTACATTAAACATTATTATATTATAGTAATAATTTATTATTCCTATAATATAATCACAATATAACATAGACTTCATGGCATCCTATACTACTTCATTAATTATATTTATGGCTATCACTGGAGTTATAATAAAAATGATTCAACCTACCTCGACCAATATAAACGTTGGACCCGCCTCTGCCTCTTTATGGAGTTATGGCATGATTATGATGGCCACGTTAGGAATTATGTTTTCATCCTTTGCCATTATAAGCAAAATGGATCCGTTGAAAACGAATTCAGTCTTTTTTGTAAAAAGTTTATTTATTCAATCCGTACCATCCTTATTATTGATTGGGTTATTGACATGGTTAATCGTTTTAAATGCACAGTATTTCAAAAATATTAATCAAGGAGAAGTAGCTACCGAATATTCAATGTATAGCAATGTATCTTTCTTTCTAATACTCCTACAATTATGGATAGCCTACGATTACATGCAAAATTCCATGAAAACATCTGAAAACCTAGTTATGGGCAGTTACAACAGTAGACTGTTATCGGTTAATTATTTATTGACCATAACGAATAGCATGGTTATACTTATAATGAATATTATTTTAAAATATTTTTCAACGGATGGGTAAGTCCATGTATAAATTTATACGTCAATCCATAATGGGTAGAGGATAACCATATACCGGATATCTTTAAAATAAGTAATGGTGTATTTGGATATATACATGAAGATTGTGTATGTATGTGTATTTTATTTTGAATAAACTGTGATTTGAGTCGTATTGTTTTTTGTAAGTTATCTATATTTAAAGAGTCTAATATATAATGTTCTAGTTTGGATAGTGATTCAATATTATTCAGGTTATCCTCATAATTAAATTCATAGGTGTATCTATTAAAATATTTGAATACTCTCACTTCATTCAAATTTAAATGAATATGCATACAGTTCATACTACAAAGATTATTACTATAGGATATTCTCATAAACATACTATTATCTAGTACTGTATTTTTTACAGGATTAGATATATGGATATATCTTGGTTGAATGTCTTCTAATTCTAAATAAACATTCATGTTGTATAAACTATATAACTCCTATTGATTTATATTCATTTGCTATACATTTCAATTATTAAAATGGCAAAGATAAGAGCAAAGGATATGTAAGAATGTGGTTGTATGATTTGTTTCAAGTATAACGTTTGAAATAATATAACACTGATAGAAGTAGCAAATAACCATACCATTTGTATTTGTACTGGACTCAATACATCTTTTATGAATATAATTCCTGATATCTTGAACAAATATTCTATACTTGCAAACCCTATCGACATTGCAAGTATGGATTTTAACATTTGTGTATATTTACCAGAACCCTTTGGTCCATAAAAAATCAAACTTTGTAAAGATTGAATATCCACTTGCGAAAAGAAGGAGTATTGAAAATATTATAATTCTGGATAAATCGTTCATACCATAGGATTATATTAAAGACAATTCGCTCTTCTTAATATGAGTTATACAATGTCCCATTTTGAAGAATATATACAATTAGAAAAAAAGAATCCATTACACCCAAAATTAAATACTATATACAATCGTTTCCCTCAGGATATTCAATCTTTACAAAGTTTGATTTTTTATGGACCAAAGGGTTCTGGTAAATATACACAAATGTTAAAATCCATACTCAAATATTCACCGTCTCAATTAAAATACGAACGTAGAATTACGAATATCGTTGGGAACAGTACGTATACCTTGAAAATAAGTGATATTCATTTTGAAGTAGATATGGAATTATTAGGGTGTAATGCAAAAGTATTATGGGGAGAGATATATCTACATATTATGGAGATAATACAAACAAGACCTTGTCGTACGGGTATAATTGTATGTAAAAATTTTCATGACATACATAATGAATTATTAGAAGTATTTTATAGTTATATGCAGACATTAACATACACCGAAGTGAATATTAAATATATATTATTAACGGAACATATAAGTTTTATTCCAGATAAAATTGTGGATAGATGTAGAGTCCTTTCCATTCCGCGTCCTAGTAAATCCCAGAATACAATTGCACGACGCAATACGTCCGTCACAAGTGACATTACGACATTAAAGTATTGTAACCGTGTACCTTATCCTATCATGCATCCTTATACTACCCTTTGCGACCAAATCCTAGAATGCATCCGAACGCCTCAATACAGCGAAATCCGAGACCGATTGTATGATATCCTAATATACAATCTAAATGTAATGGATTGTATATGGTATATTCTATCCAATGTTATAGTACAAAAAATAGTTACACCGCATCAAATTACACCTATGCTTATACAAACGTATCGTTTTTTGTATTATTACAATAATAATTATCGTCCTATTTATCATTTAGAGCGATTTATAGTTCATATAATAAATACAATTCATGGAGATACAAAAGGCGTGTAATTTACTTGAACTAAAATGGTGTAAATCCTTAACAGAGAAAGAGGTCAAAGTTGCCTATTTTCGTCAAGCTCGTAAATACCATCCAGATAAATTTAAACAGGATACAGGGATGGATACAATAACATTTATAGAAATACAGGATGCCTATACATGTGTAATACAATGGATAAACGATCCAACCCGTTACGTACAACCTAATGTATCTGAAATGAAGGATCTATACACGGTATTGGGTCTACAGGAAGAGAACTGTATACGTTATATCATGGATTTTATCACAGAGTTTAAACTACAATTAAATAAAGAAACCTATGCCTTACTACAACAACTTTTATTAGATTATTATCGTAAGAATCTATTCCATAAAGAGGATACTTATCGTGTTACGTTACAACCCACCCTTGATAATTTATTGAACCATGACATATATAGTTTAGTGTTTCAAGAAGAAACCTATTATATTCCATTGTGGCATGAACAAGTAGAATTTTTAAATGAAACATGTAAAGTGGTCGTGAATATAGAACCAATCTTACCGAACGGTATATTCAAAGACGACGAGAATGTTTTACACGTTCATCACTCTCTATCCATACATGACCTATTCGGAAAAGAAACCTACGATATTTTTGTGGGGAAACGTAAATTTACGTTAAACGTAAGCGAGTTAAAATTACAACCGTATCAATGCATACCGTTCCTTCAATCTGGAATTGCGGACATCTCTACCACTTCTATATTTTCTATAGATATCTTGAATCCTGTATACATATATATTGAATTCAAGGAATACCTTAAAAATCTAAACTAATACTGGTTTTTTCACTTTTTTTCCGACGGTTTGAACGAGATGGTATATTCGCCGATTGTAATTCTCTGAGGTCTTGAATACTTACGGTACTACCCTCTTTTACAGGTATAACCATAGGTTCAGTCGGTTCGTTCGTCTTAGGTTTCAATCCAGATAAAAGGTCGTCAATGTCACTTGGTCCTTTCATATCAGGTCTTGGACGGTCTTGGTTTGTGGAACGAGGTGCACTGATCTCATGAACCGATACAAATGTATCCTGAATGTCGTAACCATCTTGTGTTCTTGCGGCGGAAAGGTCTGGACGATTTGGGCTTACAGCATATCGGGTACTCTTATCCGTACGTGTTTTCATTGGGTTAGGTAGAGGACCATTCTCCGTTGGTTTAGGGTCATTTTTCATGATATTATTCATAAATCCGCCAAATCCTGGACTCTGTTCACCCATTGAATTTACAGCCGCCTGTGTAAATTGCTGCATGAGTTCAGGATTTTGTCTCATAATATCATCCATACCAGGTAAAGCGGATTTAAACATTGTATTCGTCATATGAACCATAATGGCGGACCCTCCCAATTGAAACAATAATTTTAATTCAGGGGCTAGTTTTACCTTAGAATTGTATTTTTCGTGCAATTCTGCAAATATATCATCATAATCCTCAATGTTTTCATTGATTTGTTCGCTCCATCCATCTAGTTTAATGTCAAATGGGTCTATACGATTATTTAAAAATTCTATACCCGTAATGGCGGCCATCAACATTTTGCCTTGAAATTTCATACTATTTGACTTTTCTTTCTCAGCTATAATGGATTCATACTCACCTTTCATTTCGTCCAAGTTTGAATCCATGCTGTACTTTTTGGTAAGACGAACTCCTTTGCGTTCTAAATTTTCCAATTTATTTAAGAATGTAAATTTCTCTCTGAGAATGTCTTCGGGTGATTTATCGGACACGTCTGGAATATCAGGGTCAATGGGTATGTTAAATTTGGAATAGTCGTTTGGATTGGTTTCAAAATGAGACTGTGCGGTAGAACGACCGACGGAAGGTTCTGGGTTCTCTGGAAGATTCGTAGTCTCTACAGGCGCAGGTTGTTTCAACATATAGTTAAACATATCCGACTTTGTAGATGCTTTGTTTGTAGGTTCTGTAAGTTCATTGAGTTCCGTTTCAAGCTCATTTAAATCACTTATATTTATATCCATTAAGTCATTATGTTTCTCCGGTCTGCGTTTTTCATTCATTAAAAGTTCAATACCCCCACCAAAAGAGTTAGATTGAATCGGTATATGTATGTCTGTATCATTCAATACAATTGTTTCCGCTTGCATATTAACAAAGAGTGATATGATTTTAAGTAGAGTAAAACGCAATTATGTTTTTGTATGAATGAACCATAGCGCTTGTAAATAAGAGTCTGCTAAATCATCTTTTTTTTTATGTGTATGAAATACAGACAACCATGTATGATTCATGGAATTCTCCAACAAATCAAGCACAACAAGAATACCCGAGGCTTTACGTTCTTTATACGTTTTTTTTGGAACGTCGTACAATTTTAGTTTATTTATACTAGATATAAATAGAATGTTATAAATTGCTTTTTCAATAAAAAATTGGGCTACCATTCCTTGAACACATTTCATTCTGCTTGCAATCGTACTAATTTGATTTTCAATCAATACGGTATGTATATCGTTTATGCATGTTAAACGGTTGGTCAACGTTATACTTAAGGTCTTTCCAATGTTAATTAAATCCATGTCATTTGCTGAAACGGGTTGAATTACTTTGGTGGCACAATGTTGATATATATGATTCGTTAATTCTTCTACCGATACATTCAACTCAAACATATGATTCAGTTTTTTTGTTTTCATCAAAGATGTTTTTTTTAAAAGACTATAATATTCAGGCGGTGCAATACGGATAGAAGGAATACACTTTGTAATATGTCTATTACAATAATACATTTTACCGGCAATGGTATAAATGGCACGACTGGTACAACGTTTGTGTTTCATACAATAGTTACAAGAATGAATCGTAGTATTCGTGAGGTCAAGGATATCCCAATCACGAATACTACCATCAGAGGCAATAAGACATATAGATAAATTTTTTATACCAATATCTATACTTAATATCATACGAGGTCATATCGTAATCCGTTTATATTATAATCAATTATAGTTTTTATAACCGTCACGTAAAAGTTGTTCTTGTGTTAACACAGGCGTATATAATCTACGTTCTAATTGGTATTTAGATAAATATTGACTTTTTAAATCGCTATTCGGATAACCAAGCGTTTGGGTCACATCAATGGAGGAAAATACAGCGGGGGTATTGGTGGTCTGTTTGGGTTGTACACCATACTTCATTGGACATGCACCACATTGGTCACATGAAGCAAGTTGATTGTAGGCTATGATTTTATCTGCGTTATCTTGCATATATTGGCGATATTGCCAGTTGGTCTTAAGATTAGATTGCTTACGTATATCTGCGCTAAGTTTAGAACCAGGTTGCCATGCTGTAAAATTACGGCCATCTGCCATGATAGGAGGATAATTCATATGTATATTGTTTGAACCATTTTGACATTTGTCACACATATATTATTCAAAATATTATAAATTAGTCTCTTGTAAAGCATTCACTAAATCTAGTTTCTTTTTGCCTTTTGGAACGATACCCTTGTCTGCGAGAATAAGTCTCAATTGACTTATTTTCATTTTAGAATAATCTATCGTTGAACCATCGTGTATATCCACCGTAATACCATCGTCATCTTCCTCCAAGGGTTCTACTGTACTTTCTTTAAATAATGTATCCAGAGTACGACTGTCCGTTATATCTCCTAATTGTATGACCTTAACCACAGACGGTTCTACCGTATTCAGAGTACGACTGTCCGTTATATCTCCTAATGGTATGACCTTAACCACAGACGGTTCTACCGTATTGGATATGGTGTCCTCCGAGGAGGTTGAGTCGTCGTCCTCGCTATCCGTTACCTCAATATAGTCCATATCTGGAGCATTCTCGTGATACCCCTTTGCAACATGCATGGCTTCAAGGGTTGCCCCATGGTTACTCGTATTACTCTTAACATTGGTGATAAAATCCGTTAAGACGTGATTTTGTTTTACGATTGTAGATTCAAGTATAGATAAACGACCATTAAAATAATAAAACATTACGCCTATCAGTAAAATACATATACCTAATAGTAGGTTATCCATCATTAATAATTAGTCCTACTATTATTACTCTTATCTAACGAATTAATTATGACGATTGATTTCACATAAACAATCCTTTATAATTTCTTGTGGATAATTCAAATCGTTCAACACTTTAACCCCCCCTTTTACACTAGATATACCTTTTAGGATACGATACGTATATATAAAGGAATGATGCATATCTTTTTCTACCTGCATTTGCATATTGCATATACCGCATTCATCCTTCAACTGTTTGCACATGTCTACAAAATGGGTGGTCAATAAAAAACGTACATTGTTTTGTTTGTGAATATATTTTAGGTAAGCCTTCGCGGCGCTTGTAGCCTCATATGGGTTTGTACCTGAAAATAATTCATCAAAAATACAAAGATGTCGTCTCTCTTTATTACAAAGGATGTCGTCTAATATAGTTTTGCATCGTACTGCTTCTGCTTGAAAGAGACTTTCTCTTTCCGATGTATCTGGTATATTAATATAACTACTTAGAACATGATAGGGTTGTAGACGTGCTTTATTAAAATAACCACACCCGAATTGTTGACATAATATAGTATTGAGCATAATCGTTTTTAATAAGGTTGTTTTACCGGCGGCATTTGGTCCTGTAATGATAATATTGGTGGATAAACAAACATCATTGTGTACGACGAGTTCTTTCTCGATATGTGGATAATATATACCTTTGAAATATGTTTTCTTTTTACTATATTTACAAAAATGTAAAGATTTATGTAGTTTATCCTTAATGCAAGACAAAGAATGTATATAAGAATTAAAATAAATACTATATTGAATAGTCTCTTTCCAAGAACGGTCGGTGTTACATAAATAATATATACGCATAATTTTACCTAACTGCAATAATTTTGAGCCTGTGTATTGAAAAGGAGTGACTTGTTGTAGTTCTTTACATATCGTATGCATGAGTAGCCTTTTTGTATTACAATGTTCTAAAAATGGTTTATACGAAGGATATACATTCCACGATTGTATAGAGTCTATAGAAGACAGTGTAGCGGTAAGGTAATCTTGCACTGCAAATATATAATCGTGTATATGGGTCATGTTTTTTATAAATTTTACACAGGATTGAACGTTGAAATAAACTTGAATGAAATAAAAAATAAAGGATATCATTATGAATATTTGTTTATCTAAGGTGGCTTGATGTATAAAAAATATTTGTCCTATACTGTGATGTTTCAAAACCACTAAAAGATGTTGAATATAACTATGGAACGATAGTTGAATCCCGTGTAATCTTATCATAAATAATGGAATAATCAACATAAATATGGGCAATGCAAGTGAAAGGATAGGTGAACAAATGTTATAAACACTCATACATTGCATTACATTTTGATTTGTATTTAGCGACTGGAACGGTTTCCATTCAATGTAATGATATTGTTCTAAAAAGGTATCGTGTTTGGGTTCAATCGTTTTATAAATATTCATTATCTTATGATAACTGGGCTGTGCTGGCAAAGGACCTTTTAAAATATGTTGCGTATCCTTCAAAAAGATAGTATCCGTAGTATACCATCTGGATAATTGTGGAATGATTAGTTTTTTAAAATCATCGTCTGCGTTCAATAAGGATTCATACAAAGGATGAGAACCACTTTTAAGTTCTAAATCCTTGGATACTTCTGATTTAATCGTACATTTATCCGAATGATAGGCTAATGGAATACGAAATCCGGCAAAGTTCATTGGGTCGTGCGTGGTTTCGTCCATTGTACATTCGTAAGATAAAATACAATGTATATTACCTTATTCTTTCAAAGCATCACACCAATTGGTTGGCATCTCTTGAATGTGTATGGAATAATGTTTCTCAATTTGCTTCATATATCTTGTATCACGAGGGGTAACAAAATTAATACTTAACCCTTTTCTACCCCAACGTCCGCTACGACCAATACGATGTAAATAGGTTTCTACAGAGGATGGAATATCAAAATTAATAACGGTACTGACTTGTTGTATATCTATTCCGCGGGCAGTGACATTGGATGATATAAGCACTCTTGATTTCCCGCTTCTAAAATGTTTATAATTTTCAATACGTGCGTGTTTATCCATATTGGAATGGATCGCCGTAACTGGAAAATGATCCGCCAACATTGTATCGTATAAATGTTGAACTCGTTGAACACTATTACAGTAAATGATACATTGAGATACGGTAAATGTACTATAAATATCCTTTAAACATTCATATTTGTCATCATCTTGTTCAAGATTTATATAATATTGAGAGATTCCATTCAAGGTCAATTGTTCCGATTTTACCAAAATCTTAACCGGATTTCTCATAAATGTATCAAAGAGTGTAACAATATCCTCGGGTAAAGTTGCACTAAACAACCCAACTTGTACGTTCGTTGGCATGTATTGAAAAATATTATAAATCTGTTCTTTGAAACCATCCGACATCATTTCATCCGCTTCATCTAGAATGATTAATTTTATCTTATCGGGTACAATAACGTTTCTTCGGAGTAAATCGTATATACGTCCAGAACAACCTACAACGACTTGCGGGTGTTTCGTATGTATCTCTTGGATACATCCATCCAACGAGGTACCTCCGACCGCCAGAACCGAGTTAAATTTAGGTATAAATTTCCCCATTGCATTTAATACATCCATGGTTTGCATCGCCAATTCACGGGTAGGGGATAAAAGTATAGCTTGTATAGAGGGTTCGCTTGTGTCTATCAATGCTAGCGTACTAATCGTAAAACACCCCGTTTTACCTGTACCCGATTGCGCTTGTACGATAACATCTTTACATTCTAAGATAGGACGAATTGATTTTTGTTGAATGAGACTAGGTTTTTCAAATCCATACGCATATATACCTCGCAATACGTGTGGGTGTAAATTAAATTGGTCCCATTCTTCGTAGGATTCCTCTGTATTGCATGGATTCATAATATTAAACTAATATTATTTATTTAAGTTGATTCAATTACACTACGTTTATGGATAAGAGAATATATAATATGTATTATATAATATATGAGTAAAACACGAAAAATAAAAAAATTTCCGATAGACATATCAAAAAATTTACAAAAAACAATGACCAATACAGGTAATCTCGGTAATGATTTATACGTGAAAAAATTAATATTTGATAAATCAAAGGTTAAAGAAGTTAATGTTACGTGGGATTTTGAAAATTTAAAACAAGGTATATTAAGTAAAATATCACCGAGGTTATATTCATGGTATCACGAAAATACAAGTTCAGCAGGTGACAGTACTTTTGCAGCCATAAATTCCTATTTACAATATAGATTTTTACCAAATTACTTAAACCCTAAACCATTTTCAATTAACAAAGAAATAACATTACATTCCACGGATTTAGGAATTACTAAAATTAATTCTATTATTCCATTTTTTACAGCACCATACGGGTGTGCTTCGGAATATGGAGGTAAATCAAATGAAATAAGCACAATGTTAGGAACTGTAAAAGGTGGCGGTATTTATACCATGGCTTGTTTTGGAGAATATACTATAGAATATCTATATGATATATTGAAAAAAAATACAAAAGAACAAAATCCTTTTTTTATGTATCAACTGTACTTAACAGGCGATAATGATATTAATATATCACTGATTGAAAGAATAAAAGAACATAATCCTGCGGTATTGATTATTACTATAGATACTGGTAGGTCTAATAACCATGGAGGTATTGGATTATTAGAAAACAAATCTGATTTGACGTTTGGTAAAAAAATTGCTGGAACTCTCTTGACTGATATTGTTTTTAATATAAAATGCTATCAAAAACACAATTGCGTAGGGACAAAAGATACAACCGTTCTAAATAAAGTTTCAAACTATTTATCAATACCTGTAAGTAAATTATTGTCTTCGTACAATGAAATCTCTTCGTTCGATTATGCCAAACACATTCAAGGAGGAGGGATGGGTAATGTTTATGCAACTGAAAACCCAAACGATACACTTGGACTTAAACATATTGTAAAAATTGCTCATTCCAAAAAATCATTGTGTAAATATGTTCAAAGGAAAATCACTAAGGGTATACCTTTGGTATTTAAAGGATGTATATCTATACCGGTTGCGTTAGAAATACAAAAGGCAGGAGCAGACGGGGTATATGTTTCAAACCACGGAGGTAGATTTGTGTATAATAGTATATCGCCTTTAGATATTTTAACAGATATAAGAGACTCTGTTAAAAAAAAGGATAATAATTTCGGTGTATGGTTTGATGGAGGTATTCGTCGTGGTTCAGATATATTGACAGCATATTCAAAAGGCGCAGAATTTGTTGGGTTAGGTAGACCAATTATATATGCATGTGTATTATATGGTGAACCCGGTGTAAGTTCTATTACTAAAAAATTTCAATTTGAATTGCAATCTCAATGTGATATATGCGGAATTGATGACCTCAATAATTACAACAAAATTAAAAACATAACAATAAAAAAATAGATATATTAAATCATTTTTGAAACATCTAATCGTTGAACTAACAATTGGTCATCCATAAAATTTAATTTTTTATTGGATTCTCTTAAACTAATATCATGTTCTAAAGCATATCTTGCTAATTTTGAAGCGTTATCGTATCCTATATAGGGATTTAACGCGGTAACTATAGTTAACGCATTGTCTACGTTGTATTGTATTTGTTTTTTGTTTATTTGTATACCAGATATGCAAAAATCTGTTAAATTTATACACATATTGCTTAATAATTTAATGGATTGAACTATATTATAGGCCATTAATGGATTATAGGTATTTAATTCAAAATTACCTTGTGAATTTGCGTTTACGATTTCTGTATGGTTGCCCATTACTTTTAAATAAACCATAAGAGTAGCCTCACATTGAGATGGGTTAATTTTTCCGGGCATGATAGAAGAACCTGGTTCATTGGCCGGCAATATTATTTCCTTCAATCCTGTTTTTGGACCGGACGCCATCCATCGTATATCTTCCGCAATTTTCCTAAGGTTGGATGCTAGTAACATTAAAGAAGAACTACATATTTGAATCGCGTTATGTGAAGATAAAATAGAAAATTTATTTTTGGCGCTCTTAAATGGAAGATGTGTTATTGCACGTATTTCAGATACAACCATTGTCCCATATTTTGGATCAGTATTTATACCAGTTCCTACAGCAGTACCACCCGCAGGCAACTCGTACAACCCTTCAAGCGATTTTTTAATTTGATCATAGGAATCTTCTATCAATGCCACATAACCAGAAAATTCTTGTCCAAAACTAATAGGGGTAGCATCCTGTAAATGAGTTCTTCCTATTTTAATATCATTCTTAAATTCATTCGTTTTTATTTTTAAACCTTTAATAAGATACTCCACGGAATAAAGTAATTTTTTGTGTATCAATAACGCAGTGGTCATGTACAATACGGTTGGGAAACTATCATTGGACGACTGTGATTTATTTACATCATCGTTAGGATGTACCGGACTTTTTGACCCTTTTTTACCTTTTAATATTTCAATACATCGGTTAGAAATTACTTCATTTACATTCATATTTGTATGGGTTCCACTACCCGTTTGCCATATGTGTAATGGAAATTGATCCTCCATTTTTCCGGACATAATTTCATCGCATACTTTTATAATTACATTCGGTATTTTATCATGTTTAAATAATTTTAATTTTTTGTTTGTTATTGCAGCACATTTTTTATACATGGCATACGTAATTATTAATTCAGTAGGTATTTTTTCTTGTCCTATGGAAGAAAAATGTATTATAGACCTTTGTGTTTCAGCACCCCAATATTTATCATCCTCCACTTTTATTTCACCCAAGACATCACTTTCAATTCTATATTTTGTTTTCATTTTGTTTTTCAATGTTTTTTTACTCATACTAATAATACATATTTTTTTTTGCGAATATAGTGAATGATAAATTCCTTCATGTTCGGTTTCCATACTATTATTTAACTTGATTCAGGATAGAAAGGATTTAGAAACCATATCCATATATGGAATATGTTAGATTCTACAATAGAACGATATACCATACAAGACATTCAAACCATTGAGAAAACATGTATACGGATTCCATTAAACACATCTGTACTAACCATGATACAAAAGATTTATAATGAGGTATGTAGCAATCCGCGTATGCATGTAAATAATTCAAAAGAAACCAAAAGTATCCAGAAATCATCCTTTAAAACGACTCCGATGACGACGCGTAGTGGTATAGACGTATCCATTGATACTATACGAAAATTATTAAACATGTGTACAGATACGACGTATGACCTGTTATATCCTAAACTTATACATGAGTTAAATGTTATACAAAATGAACACTATAATTTAGACGATTTAGATAAATTAAATAATATAATGTTTCATATTTTAAGCAGTGTAATGGTATATTCAAAATTATATGCAACGTTATATTCAAAAGTATACCATACCTATGCTTTTTTACAGGATACAATCACGGACCGTGTGGCATGCTTCCGTGAGTCTATACTACAAATACAGTATCATAATTCAACCAATGAATATGAACGATTTTGTAAAAACAATAAGGACAATTTAAAACGCAGAACGACCGGAGCATTTCTCGTTCATCTTATACCTTATGGTATAGTAAATGTCGTTGAAATCAATACGATTCTTCTTTTCATTCAAAACGAAATATTGAAAAGAATATGTATACAAAATCACACTGAGATTGTAGATGAATTAACTGAATTAGAAAGTATATTATATCTCACCGGACAAACTTACATACATATCTCGGACGAATGGACTGAACTACAAGACAACCTAAAACATATCGCTTCGTTAAAACCGAAAGAATATGTATCTTTATCTGCAAAGAGTATATTTCAACATATGGATATGGTAGATAGTATAAATGGCGTGTAAATAGGATTTAATAATTTATACAACTATAGTATAATTGATGATTATATCCAATCTAGATACAACTATACAATATCCAGAAACGAATACTTTAGATGTAGATGACCTTGAATTTGAAGCTCAATTATATCAAACGCATGTATTAGATAGACCTATGGTTATTGCATTAGGCAGACCCAAATATAATTATATTGACCAACAAGATTCGTCTAAAAAGAATGTCATATATTATCCCGTATATAGTATAGTACGAGATAAAGTATATGCTCAAATAGGGCTCTATGAAATAGAGATGGAAAGACAATATGAAATGTTAGATCAAGACGGAGATATGGATGTGGATAAAATGAATCCATTACGATTGTATTCCTTTGTTACACCGGATTATTTAAATACAATTACGCCTAACCTGGATACTTCAACGGTAGAAGATAGACCAGAGTCATTTATCCCAATGTCTTTACAAGACGAGATGGAACAATCTTTAAAAGAAACAAAGGCATATAAGAAAACATCCGCTAAGAATTGGATTGAACGATTTATGCATAATAACAATTATAGTATCATTGAAAATGAAGGCGGAGGGGAATGTTTATTTGCTTCTATACGAGATGGATTAAACACCATCGGTACTATGGTAACCGTTAAAGAAATGAGGGATATTTTAGCAAAGGAATGTACGGAAGAAGTATTTCAAAATTACCTTTTTTTGTATCGTACGATACAAAGCAACCTACACTCAACTATAAAAGAGATTAAGCAATACGCAAAAGAATACAAGGAAATAACTCGTCGCATCAAGGCTACAAAAGATAGAGAGGTGCTCTTGTCTTTAACCAAACAAGCAGAAGGATTGAAATCGTCGCATACGACGGCAAAACAAGCTTACGCAAATGAAATGGAAATGTCCAAAGAATATCAATTTATGATGGGTGTAGATAGTTTGGATGCATTTATTTCTAAAATTAAAACGTGTGATTTTTGGGGGGATACGTGGGCGATTTCAACCTTGGAACGTGCGTTGAATATAAAATTTATTTTATTTAGTTCAGATCAATACACTTCCAAAGACATGGACAATGTCATATTGTGTGGTCAATTAAATGACCCTATTTTACAAGAGGCGGGTGTATTTAATCCAAAACATTATATTTTATTAGAATACAGTGGTTCTCATTATAGGGTTATTACTTATAAAAATAGAGGTGCCTTATCATTTAAAGAATTATCGTATGACATTAAACACAAGATTATGGAGAAATGCATGGAACGTTTAGCAGGTCCATTTTATATCATACCAGAATTTAAAGAATTTATGAATACAATGAAGAAAAGACTTCCTTCACCAGATACAAGTATAATGGATAATGCGGTATTCCAATTTTATCATAAATCCGCAGACAAACCGGCACCAGGTAAAGGGGTAGGAGAAAAGATAGACAACGAGGCTTCCTTAGATTTTGTGGAATTAAAAAACATTCCACATTGGCGACGAAAATTAGACAACACTTGGATATCTCCCTTTGAATTAGATGACCACCGATGGAATTCCATCGAACATTATTATCAAGCCTCTAAATTTAAAGAAAACAATCCACATTTTTATTTAAAATTTGCATTGGACGCAAATCCCAACGAAGACACGTCCAAAGACCCTTTCCTAGCGAAAGAGGCTGGTAGCAAATTGGGTAAGCATAAAGGAGAACGTCTACGACCAACTGAACTCAAAATAGACCCCAATTTTTACAGTGGACGCCATACGGTTATTTTAAAAAAAGCGTTATCGGCCAAATTCAATCAAAATCCAGAACTAAAACAAACATTGTTGGCTACAAAATCCGCACTGCTTAATCAATTCGTAAAAGCCTCTGAACCTAAACCATACGAAGAATTAATGGAGATAAGGAAAGAATTAAGATAAACGAATATACTATATGAATACCAAAGAGTATGAGAAAGTCATGTTATGGATACCAGAGTTGATTCCGTATAAACCTAAAATAACGATTGGTATGAAGGAAGAATCTGTATTGTTACGCATATATCGTGATATATTAGAAGGTATACAATATTCAAAACGTATTATGCATAAGTGCAAGGTAAACACCATTCATAAAGATATGACCTATCCAAGTAAAGGTAAATTTATACCAGATGAAATTATAAATGTAATTCATACATCTATGCATAGTCAAACCATATATACATGTTCCTTGTTAGGACGCACAATCCTAATACATGTGGGCGTATTAAATCCTATCGTCAAGACGGACATGGATGAGAGGATTCGTTTAATGTATTCATGGTTATATGTATGTCACAAATATTCTAAATATGAATGTACAAGAACCTTAAACATTTATATTTATTTTACAGAACATAAGAAATTGTTTCCAACCGATAATACCATACTTCATGCATCTCATGCAAACACTGCCTATACCTATGCATGTGCTATCCATAATACTATGGTAATATATAGAAGTGAAGAATGGTTTAAAGTATTTATTCATGAATGTTTACATGCCTATGGATTTGAACCTTCGGATAGGAATGAAATGCGGTTATCACAAGTATTATCGGAACGAATCTCTATACCGTGTAAAGTAAGAGTAAGCGAAACGTATGTTGAGACGTGGGCACGTATTATAAATGTATGTTACAAGGCTATTTTAAATAGTAAAGACTTTAAATCATTTCTTCGTCTAACTACATTCTATTTAAACGTTGAAAGCATATTCTCGGTCCTACAAGCCTCACGTATATTGAAATATATGAAACTATCGTATCACGATGTCCTTCAGGTTCAATCCCCAGTTACAAGACTAAACTACAAGGAGAATACTCATATATTCGCATATTATATTCTTACAAGCGTATTAATGCACAAACCTCTCAAATTATTAGTCTGGTGTAATAATCCAAATTGGTTAGAATTTAATAATGATGTATATCATGTCGCCACATTTGAAAGTTTATTAATGAATGCGTTATACGATGAGAGTTATCAATCGTTTATACAACATTGTCATACGAATATTCCTTGGAACGATCTTGGAATGTGTCATACGATTATCAAAACAATATAAAAATAATATATAGAAAATTGACTTCATTATCTTATACAACCGATACCTTAACATGGGTATTAAAGGATTAAATAAGATTTTAAAACAACGATGTCCTAATGGCATACATTCTATTTCCATACAATCCTTACGTGGTAAGACGATTGTCGTGGATGCAAGTATATACATGTATAGATTTAAAGGCGAGGATGGACTAATCAGTGGAATATATCACATGGTATCTATATTATGTTATCACAAGGTTATTCCAATATTCATTTTTGACGGAATACCTCCATATGAAAAGAAGGATGAATTAAAACTACGTCAAACCACAAAACAAGACATAGAACGTATGATCCACCATCTAACCGATCAATTGAAGAATGAACCTACCGATCACAATACATTGTCTCGTATCCATGAATTAAAACGTAAATGTGTAAAATTGACAAGGGAGGATAAACAAGAAGTAAAAAAATTATTGCAACATATGGGTATATCCTATTATCAATGTGAAGGTGAGTCAGACCCGGTCTGCGCCCACATGGTTATAACCAATGAGGCGTATGCCTGTTTGAGTGAAGATATGGATATGTTTATCTATGGTTGTCCTCGTGTATTAAGATATTTCAGTTTATTATATTATTCCGTCGTAGAATATGAATTATCAAATATATTAAAAGACTTGAATATGAGTTTATTTGAGTTTCGTAATTTATGTGTGCTTACAAGTACTGATTATAACCTATCCATTGAACCACGCATATATTTGTCAGACGCTTTCATTTTATTTGAAAAGTATAAGATGCATACGCATAACAACTCCTTTATGGAGTGGCTCTTACAACAAGACTGTATACGTGATATCAACGTGTTTCAACGTACAATGGATATGTTTAAAATCAATCCTGCAAGGTTGACGTATAAAACAATCTCTAAATCCACTTATAATAATACACTCGTTCGGTCCTTGCTTTATAGTCATGGATTTATATTTATATAATACAATTTATATATAATATGTTATAGTATAATAGAATGATATCCAATGTGTGTAAAGACAAAATACCCTCTTTACCAAATCAACCACGTCTAGTATATGATGTGAAATACACATGGATACAATTAAAACATTTGTGTAGATTATATCATTTACGTGTAACCGGAAATAAGTCTATTTTAAAAGACCGACTATATCATTATCTCAATACCAATCATCACGCAACGATTATACAATCTTTTTGTAAAAAGATACTATTAAAAAAATACATTGAAGCAAAGGGTCCTGGGTTTATACATCGTTCCAAATGTATAAATGTAACCGATTTTTGTACATGGAATGACCTAAAGGATATATCTACTGAACAATTTATTAGTTATAATGACAAGGATGGTAATACGTATGGGTTTGACATCGTATCCTTATATACCTTGATGCGCACTTGCAATGGACCACATAAAAATCCATATACGAGAGAAATTCTTCCACCCTCTCTCTATACGAATGTATTAAAAATACATCGGTTATCTAAGTTTTTTTTTAAAGAAACCCAATTATATCCAGTGGAAGAAGTGATAGATGATTACAAAAGACTTGAAATGAATATATTATCTGTATTTCAATATATAAATAGTCTTGGGAATTACAGCGAGTATCAATGGTTATGGTGTCTTAACCGTAAACAAGTGATACGTTTTATACGAGAATTATTAGACATATGGGTATATAGAGCAAATATCACCTGTACTATAAGAGAATTGATATGTCCTAACCGTAATCCATTCGTTGGCATACGAATTCATACCATTCGTTTTTTATCATGGATTCATCTCATGGAATTGTCATTAGACATTATACGGTGTTTAGTCACGAGTTCAAACGATGAGCAAATGAGATGTCTAGGTTCAAATTACGTATTGTGTGCATTAACCTTAGTGAATGAAGAGGCAGCCGTTCAATTACCTTGGTTATATCAATCCGTTGTATGAAATAGTTCTAACGTATTATAATATATTATGCGTTAAATCACTTAAAAATATAATACATTTATATTGTATATGTCCCGTGTACAGAAGAAGTCTAATCCTGAAAAAGTAGTTCAAGATGTATCGGATGGAGTACTTCCAGAACCCTCTAAAAAGGTAAAGAAGGAGGTAGACGCTTCTCTTCCAAAGGATAAGAAGGTAAAGAAGGAAGTAGAGTCCTCTCTTCCAAAGGAGGCATCCCTTCCAAAGAAGGTGAAGAAAGAGGGCGCGGATGTACCCAAGGTGAAAAAGAACAATGACGTGGTTGTTCCAGAGGTAAAGTCTAACGAAGCGGACGTTGTAAGCGATAGTCTAATGGGTTCTGAGTTTGATGCCTTGCTAACTCAAGTGCAAATGGTTACTCTACAATTGTGCGGTATTAAGAATGCCATTAAGACGCTTGAAAAGAAGACGGCTCGTGACCTAAAACTCGCAAACAAGTCTAAGAAAAAGTCCAAGGGACTTCGTAAGCCCAGTGGATTTGTAAAACCAGCGCTAATCAGTAATGAACTCGCAAACTTTTTGAATCAACCCCACGGCATTGAACTCGCCCGTACGGAAGTGACCAAAATCATCAATGCTTATATTCGCGCGAATAATCTTCAGGACCCAACGAATGGACGTAAGATTGTGCCAGACAAGAAACTAACCGAATTGTTAAATGTAAAAAAGGAAGATGAATTGACCTATTTTAATCTTCAGCGTTACATGTCCCCTCATTTTGCAAAGGCGTCTGCTGTTGTAAATGAAGTCAAGGTATAAATATTATCCAGCATAATCGTGTTGATTAGAACGACACATTGGACATGCTCGCGAATGCTTAGACCATTCGTTATAACAATAATTGCATATATAATGATAACCAATATTTATGCAATTATAAAATTGGGTCGTACGACCCCCATACTTGGAGTAACATACACTGCATTCGGGTTGAGAAACCGTCGCAGGTAGACTATTTGCATCGTTAAACATGTTTTTGTTTGAGCCAAGAATGCAATAGAAGCATTCAATTTTATACGAATATCTGTGAAATACTTATAGAATGAGTATCGCGCAAACCCAAATGTGACAAATCACATTCGTTTTATATCTACCTCGGTAGATATAAAGCATTGTTTTCAATAAAAATGCTTTTGTGCAAGCAAACTATGGTTTATCTCTTTATTCGCAATCAAAGAATTGCTCAAGATCAAATTCATCTTCAAACCTTATCTCTGCTGGAACCGCAGTGTCCACCACTCCCTTGCGATGGGAAATATTTTCTTGCAAAACCCCATCGTAATAAACTTGACAATATTTGATATCAATCTTGTCAAGTTCCCAATCCTTCGGGACGGCATAAAGATCAATTTGTAGTAATCCACCCATAACAAACGATGCGTTGACGTTTTGATAGACATTGTTGTATGTTGTATTTATCTAAAAAGCATTTCAATTTTATGCATTACAAAACTCAAGTATAAAAAAAAGGATTCGTATATTTTGTCATAAAATGTGGTTTAGTATTGTGTGTTTATACATTGCCCTTCCTCTTTACAACCTTTTTCTTCTTTTTATCCTCTGAAGCGTCTTCTTCGTTGGGCGGGTCTTCGGTAGTAGGCGGAGGTTTAAACTCGTCGTCACTTTCAACAATTTCTACCTCTGCGTTATCGTCTTTTACACGCTGTGAATTCAACAACGTTACTTCATCTGGAGATAGTGGAATAAAACACATTCCATTCATAGACGGTTTAGGTTTCACCAAGGCTTGATGCAACCTCCACGTTACACCAAACTTACCATTTACGAAATAAACTCCTCCACATTTAATAATGGTTGCTACCAAACAACCTTTGGTAATGAGGTCAATGGGTGTAGTCGGTTCTCCGTCTTTCGAGGGATAAATTGGGTTCTTATTTACATCGTATACTTCACACTTGAATTTCTCATCCCAACAATCCAATTTGACACGAAGTGTCGGAGCAGAACCTTCGCGTCGTTCACCTGATTCTTTATCCTTGGCCCAGTATAGCATTGGATTGAACAGTACATCAACTTGTCCGTCGGTGAGTTTGGGTTTGTTAAACCATTCTTTGGAATACAAGATAGCGTCCTGTTTTACCTGTTCTTCCATAGCTTCAATGGAAGCCAAAGCTGCTTTGGTTTGTTCCGTGGCATATTCTTCTACTGGAAATTGCAACGACATATCATAAGACACACGTCCAGTTGCTTCATCGGTGCGCGTATTGACACCCCACGTCAACATCAAGGGCATACCCAGATAAAGTTGACGATTCGAGGATTTATTTAGAATGGAGATGGATTTGCCTCCAGCCTTATTCATTTTAGGTTTGCTGTATCCCATATCGCGGGATGCGACGAACTCAGCGGAAGTGATGAACATATCGTTAGTGCTCATGTTGGTGTTGTAATAACCACTACCTATACCTTTATATTCATTTCAATTTTTTGTTAAAATCAATAAACTTACAAAAAAAAAGGTTATTCTCTTAGATTTGGATTGATACATATGGCATTCGTTGGGAATATATTTCCTGACATGCACGTGTCTCCTTCCCCTACCTGTGTACAACTACGAAAACCACGATCTTCCCCAATATAACAATAACCGGACTTTCTAGATTGTATTTGTTGCGTAGAACTACCTGCTTCATCGGCGGAAGGAGTTTTTTTGGGTTGTGATTGAAGTGCCGTTTGAATGGCCTTTTGTGTGGTTGTATTTGGGTCGTCTATACGATTGAATTTTACATTAGATTTCCCTATACTATTCTCCATTAAGTTCACGGCATTGTCAAACGAAGTAGATACAGTGGAACTGACCGTGTTTTCATTTTTACTTGTAGTCGTTGGAACTACATTCGTGTCATATTTGTTTTTTATCCATGGTATGAGAGATGTAATTAAAAAAAGTATCAAGACAAGAATCAGTATATACCGTATGACAGACCATACCGAAATGCCTTCGTACCATTTTTCAGAATAAGTATTTGAACTATCTAAGTCAATCGTAGTTGTATCGGATAATATGGGTTGACTTGTGACAACGATTGTTTCATCCATATTATAATCTATCGTTAAAATAAATTACTATGAAATGGATTGACTTTGTGAAAAATTATATGAATGAACATAAAATAAGTTGGGCTTGCGCTTTAACGGAGATTAAACAAAAACAATTATATAAAAAACATCCTATAATTGGTGGTGGAGACTATCAAGATATGGTAAGACACGTCATGTCCAAACACAATATGGATTGGTACGATGCAATTTGCCATATACAAAAAGGAAAATTATATAAACCGAGACGTACCTCTAAACGCTTGGGTCGTAACCAAACTTCTAAAGTCAGAACTACACAAACACCTGCTTTAGTTTCTGCTGCAATTGAAGTCACCGAACATCCCATGGTTGTAAGTGCTTCGGAACGAGTAGAACGCGAACCAACTCTACCAAATATGACTCATTATACTAAAGTGCTAACCCATGTGATGAAAAGTTCTACTTTACAACATCATTCTTATACACCTTCCATCAATAAACAATTACAAACCATTCGGGACAATCCAATTACGTCTATATTCGGTTGTGGGTTAGAAGAGAATTTAAAAAAAACGTATGCGCCCTCTCAATTCAAAATACGGATTGGAAGTGATACACCTAAATGTGTATGGGCTTCCACCAAAGAAGCAAGAGAGATATTTCGTAGGCATTTTAACACCCACATAAAGTTAAATCCAGACCGAATGATTTTTCCAATGCAACGCTATAGCAATTGTTGGTTTAATACAATGTTTGTTTGTTTTTTTGTAAGTGACAAAGGTATGAAATTTATGCGTTTTTTTCGTCATATGATGATAGAGGGTAAACTGTTAAATGGAAAATCTATAGAACCAAAATCTTTGAGGGATACCTTTTTATTATTCAATGCAATGATTGAAGCCTGTTATAATGAAGGTTTATTTCAAAATGAATATTCCTTGGCACTCAATACAAACAATATTATATTCCATATTTATAACTCAATTCCTAAGGTGGAAGGTATATACAAGGTGGACGAATATGGTAATCCATATACTTACTACAGACGATTGATTCAATATTTAGAAGCCGAACCTGTATCTGTAAAAATGATACGCTATTCGCGTCATGATACCGTAACCAAGTTTTTTAATTCTACCATGCGATTGGGGAACGTATTGCCCGAGATTATAATCGTTACGTTGTCGGACAACGAGAACCCCGCCTACGCTCAAACCAATTCGTTTCAAGATAAACCAACCCTAGTACAACATTCCAATGCAACCTATCGTTTAGATTCTGTAATTTGTAGAGATGTGAAAAAGGAACATTTTTGTTGTGGGATTACATGTAATCAAGACTATTATATATACGACGGAAGTGCTTTCTCAAAACTTAAAAAAATGGATTGGCCATCATGGTTGAACCGAGATTATAATTGGAAGACGTATGCAAAATCTTCTTCGTGGAATTTTACGAGAGGTTACTTTATGCTATATTATTATCGTGTACAATGAACTCTAGGATTCATGTATAGATTGAAACCATTCCTCGTATATCGTATCCAATGGTAACTTAAATTTATAAGAATGTATGTCTTTTTCGGATTGAGTTGCCATTTTACTTAATTGATTTCCATCTTCGTAAATGGCAACTTGTCTCACCATCCATTCTAATATATATTTCCCAATTAAATTATCTGGAACAAAGTTACTGGACGCACACAAAAACCATTTGGTTTCAGTGTCACTCAATGGTCTCATGGCTAAAAATATAAACATGGTTTTACCATTCGCTTTGACTACATTGTAGGTTGTAGAAGGTTTACAAAATACATGTAAATTATCTGTCTCACCCCCAGTCCATACACCATATAATTCATTTGACCCATACATAAAACGACTTTCCATATGTCCGTGTTTATTCCATTGTTCTTGAATATGTGTAGGTTCTCCTGCATAATTGCCAAATGTATTTTTATGAACGAATGCCGCATGATGAAAATCCATACTGTTCTTAAAACAATCACTAAAACCAGCTTTAACGTTTAATTCTAATTGACATGTAACATAACTATATAATTCTTTACATTCTGGAATCGTATCCCTGCTTTCATTGGGAGACCACCAAATGATATTATGTTTTACTACACAATTACCGTAATTTTGCATACACTCTATATGTGCGGTATCATAGGGACCAATCTTCAATCCATGATACGGACATTGGATACAGTTATGAACGATTGTGCCTTGACTCAATAACGCCCCTTGATGAGGACAAACGTCAGGTCTTAAATGGAACGTATTATTATCTCCTTTCCATAACACATAATTGGCATCTATAAATTGAACGCGTTGCGGTTTGTCGTTATAGTTATGCATAAAATGAATGGGATGCCATCCGTTGGTTTTTGAGGTAGGTGGCGGAAAAGAATATGCATTACACAGAGATAAGAATAAGAATCCTATATACATAGTCTACTCTTTTTAATATCTTTATATTGTTATACTTGAAACATTGTTCATGATATTTAACATATGTAATTCAAGTGAAAACATGATACATTACATGGCGACGAATCCAATCACGATGCATATTTTTATAATCTCCTTAAGTTTCAAACTTCCAACGATATCCAAGCATTTAGTCTATAAAACAAAAAAGACAATATTTATATTTTCAACGGATTTTATATTTAAACTGGAATACATATACCAATTGTAGGTGTGACAATAGCTATTTGATGAACAATCCAAGACCCTGTAACCGATTTATGAAGCCCAATCACGAGCAACTTTCGTCATATGATATTCAGGTTCTCGTGAAGGGTTTGTCTTTACTTGACCGAGTGATTTTTTGATTCCGCGGACGGGTTGGCAACCGTGGCGGCGGGCATGGGCTGCTGCTGCGGCAGAGAAGCCAATACTGTCTGCATAATAGACGGGTTTTGTGCCTGTTCCGTTTTCAAGAGGCCTTTGTGCGACGCATTGTCCAGTAAATGAGGGTTTCGGTTTTTCTTCGTATTTGTCCCAAAGGGACAGAAATGTCGCATGTTGTAGTTCGGCATCATATAACTCAATCATTATACCAGTCCAAACACCGATTTCTTCTTGGCTATTGTAATCATAGACTACGTTCTTTTCATCACGCACGTAATCTTTTCCTTCAAACGTAAATTTCGTACCAATTACTTTTTCTTCAGACAACTCTCCGTCAAGCAGTTGGTCTGATTGTTTCTTTGCGGCAGTTTCTTCAATTTGTATTGCTTCCACAATCGCCTTTTTTTCAACTACTTCTTTTTTTGCTTCCTTTTCCTTCTTTTCTGCTTCTTTTTTTGCTTCCTTTTCCTTCTTTTCTGCTTCTTTTTTTGCTTCCTTTTCCTTCTTTTCTGCTTCTTTTTTTGCTTCCCGCGATACAAGTTTTCCCTCTTTTTTCTCTAAAGTCATTTGTAAAAGGTCTGATTCAAGCCGCTTTATCTCCATTACCAGATATTTATTTGTCTCAATGAGGTCATCATTTTCTTTCTTTATGTTTAAGAAAGCATCCTTAATATTTGTTACAGCGTCAATAAATTGACCCGTAGTGAAATCCGTCATCGTTTTTGTTTCAGAGATTGGTTTGGTTCGCATTATGTTATCTACTTGTACTATAAAAAGTATTTCAATTTTATAAGAAGTAGCGTTTTAATTTCATTCACATATGAATTTACAATATGTTTTTTACATCGTACATCGTATGCATTTGTAGCAAACATACTACGTCCTTTTCTTATACCTCCTAATTGATTACATTCGGTTCTTTCCGTATATTCTCTTGTAATCAATTCCAGTAACACTACCTATATAGGACGGCAATCCTTTTTTTATTTATTGCCACCACCTCTTTATATGGTTTGAAGGGTATTCATGATATTTAATTTTTCTTTTGTTTTATCTGCATTACTCTTTTCTACCTTATGAAGCAAATCATTGACTTTAGGAGAAAATTCATTGACTTTGATTTCCTTGTATATAACATTGATTTTATCTGTAATATCGGTAATGACGGTTTTGTCATTCCATATCGGTATGGTCAAATCCACAGGTCCTGTCAATAATCCAATACAATTGTATAATATAAATTTTCTAGTTCGTTTTACATCCGTCGTGTATCGTAAACAAAACATATCTAATAAAGAACGAATGATTGAAAGCGTCGCATTACATCCTTTTTCTTCGGCTCGTGCTAAAACAATATCCCATATTAACCAAATACTATCTTTTTGAAATTTAGACTCTACCTTGGACCAGGTTCTTCTTTCAATTAAACATAATTGTTTATTTTTTTTACAAATGGTATCAAAATTGATTAACCATTCTAACCAATAACATGCCGTGTATTCATTGGAAGAGGATTTGGAAAGGTGATAGGCAAATTCGTTGACTGCCACGAATAGTTCAGGAGGGTCTTCCGGTTTAAATACATTGGTTCCATAGGAAATATCTGGGGCTTTTAGTTTGGTTTGCATGACAGGCATGGAATATTCATCCTTGTTTTTTATATCTACTAGTAAAATGGCATGTTTTTTTCTTGAATAACATAATGTAGTAATGACCTCTGCAAATAAATTACGAATGGATTGATGATTACGCATATAAATGTCTTCTTCCGAATGTTCGCTCATAATCTGTTTGAATAATTTCATCCGTAATGAAATATATATGGGTAATTTTGGAGAGCCTATATGAATATGTTTAGACACAAATAAGATTATAATATTCCATACATCCATAAAATGTCCCGCGCATATTAATTCGGCGCACCAATAACAAGAAGGCTCGAGGCGCGATTGAAAGATACTGTTTAATAATTCCGTTTTTACTTTTGTTTTTTTAAATCCTGAAAAACTAATATTACGAAATTCATTCCATGTACGTTTATCATTTATGGAATGTATTTCCATCCTATACCTTCAAAACATAAAAAAATATCATAACAATACATAATATATGTCAAAATGGATACAATCTCTTTATAAAGAGTGGAAATCATTTAGTCCCTTTGCAAAAATAATGAGTTGGATTACATTAGGCGTACTGGTATATCTATTGGTTCACTATGGAACTACTATAGAAACATTTGACAATGACCAATCGTTCGTACATAAAATAGACCAATCCATTTATGATTCTTTTTATGTAGATGTATATGATGATATCCTATTTAGTGAATTTAAAAATGAATACGAAATTGGTACAATTCTAAATAAAACCTCTCCTACAAAACGTAGTGTAATTTTAGATATTGGGTCAGGCACAGGTCATCACGTTGGAGAGTTGACCAAAAAAGGATACAATTGTCAAGGTATAGATTTATCTTCTGCCATGGTCACCAAGGCACAAAAAAAATACCCTTCAAGTAAATTTATACACGGAGATGCTCTTAAAAGTATTCATTTCCAACCCAATAGTTTTACCCACATTACTTGTTTGTATTTTACAATATACATGATTAAAAATAAACGATTGTTTTTTCAAAACTGTATGCAATGGTTAAAACCAGGCGGTTATTTATTATTACACCTTGTAGACAGAGATAAATTTGACCCAATCTTACCGGTCGCAGATGTGTTGGCTTATATCAATCCACAAGATTATACAAAGAAACGTATTACTACGACCCAAGCCGTATTTAAAAATCACGATTACAAGGCAGATTTTAAACTTAATCATAATAAAGGTACTTTTATAGAAACGTTTATTCATCATACAAATGGGTCCGTTCGTAAACATACACATCATTTATATATGGATACCCAACAGTCCATTTTATCTTTGGCTCAATCTACTGGGTTTATATTATCCAGTCAAAGTGACATGAAATCCGTTGGATATAAACATCAGTACATTTATATTTTACAAAAGACCGAATAAGTTTAAGAGAAGTAGATTTTATATAAATGATATGTAATGATAAAGACAATTATCCTGTTATGTATAACCTTGTTTGTTTTATTTGCCTTGTACATACGTATAAAATTTAAATTTTGGGCGATTCAACCCGTGTTTCATTTGTACGATTTGAACCATTGGTTGTTTCCAAATCGTATCATTCAAAACGAACTTCCAACCCTCAATGCTTATGTAGATAGGTTTCATATTCATACCTATACCCTATCCGATACTCCAGAGTGTATTCTTCAATCCGCAACCCAATTGATACAAAATCATTATCTTAGAACAAAATCTATAGAATATATTCCATCTAAAGAGGATATTTTTCAACATCCGTATAATAGTTTTTTAAGTGTATATACGACAAATATTTCGTCCTTGAAAACGTGTACCAACGACAATCCTATAGTTCCAACTTTACTTGGTGTAATTACTGCACGTCCATTACAGATTACCTTAAACACAACTGTATTGAAGGTACACTATATTGATAATCTAACCGTAGATATCCACCATAGAAAAGAAGGTATTGCTCCTAAACTAATCCAAACACATCATTATCATATTCGTCAACTTGTTCCAGATACTAAACTATGTTTGTTTAAGCGTGAAGGCGATATGACTGCCATTGTTCCACTCCTACGATTTAATATTAGTGGATATGATTTAAAGGATATTATACAATTACCTACTCCATTCACTTCGTTGAAGTTAAATCGTATAGACAAACATAATTTCAATGATTTCAAAACGTTTTGTACATCTATATCTAAACGGTTTCGTTGTTGTATCCATATGGATAGTTTAAGTGTCTATGATTTGATTCTCAAAGAAAAACTCATTATATATGGATCGTTCAACCATTGCACGCCCGTGTGTTACTATGTATTTAGACAGCTTTCTTGTACGATGGATTATGATAAACCATGTATCGAGTTGATTACCACCTTGAATGATACAACGAATTCTTTTTTTTTTAAAGGGTTTCAATCCTCGTGTAAAAGAATTATGAAAAAATATAAAGTTTCCAGAGTATTAATAGAAGAAACTGGTAATACATGTCAATTGATACACACAATCAAGGATTATAATCTCTCTTATAAATCCATATGTCCATCTGCCTTTTTTTTATATAATTATGCTTGTTATTCTGTAAAACCAGAAGATTGCATGGTATTGTATTAACGTGTATATTTACCAACTTTAACAAACGAGTCTAATACAAATATAATGAATATTCCAAGAAAGGTATATAATATAAGTTCTTCCGTTACAGTACCTCTCTTAATGTCACGCTGTTCTTCTAATAAATGTATAAGATACTCTAGTTTGTTGGTTAAATCTGGATTGAACCCTGATTTAGACGTATCATAATACGGTACGACCGTATTATAGTAATCTTCCGAGGCTAAACTCGGCATGGTGTTAAACTGCTCCACACTGACGGGTGCATCGGGTTCTGGATGAACGGGCATGTCCTTTTTCAACGTACTATGGTTTCTTTCCAAGGGAATAAAATCAGCAAGATCGTCTGTGTTATCCATGCCTTGAATACCTATCTGTTTTCGCATGGTATCTACTTTTAAAGACACGTTGCGAGATTTATCTTTTTTTTTACTTTCTATAGGGGTATTGGATAAAAATGTATCATACGCTTCTATGGGTGCAGCATTAAATGCTAATGAAGTCATAGGTCTATAATGAAATGATATTTTATTCTATATATTAATCCTAATTCTTACAAAAACGTCTATTCTTTTCTTGTATTAATTCAATGGATGATATATTATGTATAATGGTTGCGGCATTATTCATATCCTTATTATCTGTTGTAATGCGTCGCGAGACGGAAACGTTTCAAAATATCACAAATCATACTAAAACATTTTTTAACAAACAACGTCGTACCATACGTCATACTTTTAAAGAATCTTATAGTAACTTTATAAACCAGTTTAAAAGAAATATAAGAGTGTCTGGTTATTGATTGAAAAGATTGAAAAAGTCAATCGCTGGCGTAGGATAATTAAACTCAGGATTAGAACCGTATTCATTCTTCATTTCAGTTGCATTCAAAAACATATTTGTAAGAACAGTTCCCTCCACTACCTTCCATACCGTAATATCTTGATCGAAAAGAGTGGCACTATTAAACATTGCGAACATATTGGTAACCTTACTAGTATTCCATTTACTTATATCTTGATTGAAAGCAGAGGCACCAGAAAACATTTGTTGCATAGTGGTTACCTTACTAGTATTCCATTGACTTATATCTTGATTGAAAAGAGTGGCACTCTGAAACATTGCGGACATAGTGGTAACATTACCAGTGTTCCATATACTTATATCTTGATTGAATTTAGAGGCATTCTCAAACATTAAGGACATATTGATAACCTTACTTGTATCCCATTTACTTATATCTTGATCGAAATCAGAGGCACCGTTAAACATTGCGAACATAGTGGTAACATTACCAGTATTCCATTTACTTATATCTTGATTGAAAGCAGAGGCACCAGAAAACATT